TTACTTCGTTGGCTCCACGATCTCGCCGACACGACGATAGACGGTCTCGGTGATGCGCTTGTCGGTGTGTCCAAGCAGCCTGGATGCCCGGCCGAGGTCAGCAATTTCAGAGGCTGCCTTCGGGCGGATGTCTCGGAACTGAAACTGACGAATCGCGGTGGCCAGGGTCTCGTCGAGTTCCTCCAGCGCCGCGCCGGCGGCGGCCGACCGTGCTTCGTCAAAGCGAATGCGCAGCATGGAGGATGTCATCCGGCGCCCATCGGGTGTTGTGATCAGATACGGGCCGGCTACGCCGCGCTGCCGCCGCTGCTCGCACAGCCGCGCAACGAGTTCTCCAAGCGCTGTCGGGCTGCCGTCGACATCGAGCATGATGCGCAACTTCTTCGACGTCTTGCCCTGGGCGATCTGCAAGTGCCCGTCCTGAATGTCCGCCTCCCGAATGATCAGCACGTCGCTCGGCCGCTGAGCGGTGAGATAGGCAAGGTCCATTGCGTCGCGGAGTTCCGGTGGCGCCGCGCCGTATACCGCGTTCCAGACCTCGGCCCTGGCGTAGAAGTCGCGCGGCGTCTCGCGGTTCTTGCGAACCCCCTTCACCGGGTTTTCAGCCGTGACGATCCCCCACTCCCTGGCGATGTTGAAGATGTGGGAGAAGAGGGATAGCTCCCTGTTCGCCCGAACCTTCGCGGACCGCTTGTCCCGGTACTGTGCCAGCACTTGGGGAGTGAGCGCCTCGACCGGCGCTTCTGAAAACGCCTTTCGCAGTTGCGTCAGCGAGAGGAGGTTGTCCTTTTGGGTACGTGGCGCTTTCCCGGGGATGATCTCTTTTTCGTACCGGTCGAACACGTCACCCCATTTGCGCAGGGTCTTCGGAGCCGGACTGGCATCCAGCCGCGCCCACTCGAGCTTTGCCAGGTCCAGGTCGGTGCCGAGCGGGATTTCCTTCCTCTTTCCGTCTTCGCCGCGGCCGTCGTAGTAGTAGCCAACCCACAACCTCCCTCCTTTTAGCTTCCTGGTCCGGCGAATCATCCGGGGCGGGAGATCCCTGTTCTTCGGCTGCTTCGGCCGCATTTCAACTCACCTTCGACAGATCCAGCGTCCATGGTTCCTGTACAGCGACCGTTCCGTTCGGCTTCACTCCGGCCAGCCGCAGGCGGGCATAGATCCGCCCGACGACGGGTCGCTGCGCAGCATTCAATTCGTACTTCCAGCCATGAGATGCCAGCCACTCGACCTGTTTTTTCGATGACTTGGCGCCGATCATGGCCTCCAACTCCTCCTTCGAGAGGAACTCAGATGGGGTTTCCATGGGCAATGCCTCTCCGCCCAGGCGGATCGCCCGGGACCGAAATTGAGTGTTAGGATTCTCTCCCCAGCCGGGACGGGCCTCAGGAAGAGGCCGTGGTGGCTCCCGGCTGGGGATTTTGCGATATGCCTGCCCGGTCGAGACGTTCGATCTCGGCCAGGATCAAGGCGCCGGCCCGCACGTAGTTCGCACGCGCGTCGCGGGGCTTCCACCACTTCGCCACGAACGGCCAGATAGCTGGAGCTTCGTCATTGGCTCCGCTGAGGATGTACGCCGCTGCGGCTCGCGGAAGCTCGGCGGCGCAATAGAGGTCGTCATGCTCCGGCGTCCAGCCCTCGGCCTCCACTTGCCGGCGTCGCTCGGTCTGCACGTCAAGCCACGCTTGAGGCACTTCCTTGCCGGGCGTGGCGGCGATCTGATGCACGGCCTCAGCGCGGCGCATCAGACGTGCGAACGCTGCGAACCCAAGTCGCTCGTTCTCGGCCTCTGTGCTGTTCTCGTAGATCCGGCGCATCTGCGCTTCGGTAAGCGCGCTGCGGCTCTGGTCGAGTTCAGGCACGCTGTGCTGAGCCACGACCTTTTCGTCGGCGACCTTCGCCAGGATGATCAGGGAACGAGCGAGTTCGTCGGGCGTGAAGCTCTCGAAGTCGCGCAGGATGCGCTGGAGGTTCTTGTTGAAGTAGTGGGCGTCTACCCCGTAGCGATTGCGGGTGGCGGTCAGCTCCGCGACCCTGGCCAAGGCGGCGTCGGCGCGTTCGCGGTGGTGGTCGCGCTGCAATTGCATGCAGGCGAATTGCTCTTTCCAGCGCTCGGCATCGGACGGCGGCGCCTGGTCATTGATGAGGGCCAGCAGGCTCTCGGCTGAGGAGTGAACGTCGTCGAGGTCCGTTGACCAGCGCTGCGGGCTGGTGTCGTGGATGTTGTCCAGGGCTTCGACGATGCCGCGCAAGCGGGTGGCGCACTGCTCGATCAGTTGGTGTTGGGTAGAGGACATGGTGGTGTCTCCGGTTGCTTCGGCGCCGGCGGCCGACAGCGGAAGCATTTGCACAGGCCTATCCGTTGGCCCGTGGTGCGGCAGATGGTGGGGCGGTTCATTTCGTGGCGTCTTGCTTCATGGCTTTGGCGTGGCCGACGCAGGTGCGGACCGGGTTGCCCTGGTCGTCTAGGTCGGCGTGGCAGTAGAACCGGCTGAGTTCCTGCCGACAGTAAATGGCATCGGAGGTGGTGACCGGCGAGGTGTTCGCCGGGGTGCCGAGGCGATAGGCACAGCCGGCGCACGTGCCGCGAGGGTTCACCGTTGCGGCCAGGACAACGCCCTGCAGCGCTCCAAACATCGTCGGCAGGTTCGCCTGCTCCGCGGTGTGCGGGTGTTCGCCGCGCTCGATGAGGATCAACTCCACCATCGCACGGCAGTTCTCGGCGACGGCGTTGGCCATGCCCAGCACCTGGGCGAACAGGTCGAGCATGGCGGCCAGGCCGCGCTGGGCGGCCAGGCCGCGCTGGGCGGCCATTTTCTCCAACACCTGGCGGCGCAGGTCCGCCGGAAGAAGCACGGCGCCGGCCAGTTCGTGCGCGTCGGCGGCGCTGATCTGGTAGTCGGTGGGAGGCTGGTTCATGGGACCGCCATCGTTGATGCTGCTTCCAGCAACTGGCACCGGCCAGCCAGTTGGAGCAGGTTACGAGTAGTCGGCTTGAAGCCTTCCGTATCCGGGAGGTACTCGTGACGATGGCCCTCCGGGTACGTCCCGAACGGTCCGTGCCATTCCCAACTCATTAGCCAGTCTTGCCAGACGGTGTAGACGTCCTGTCCTTCGCCCCAATAGTCGACACCGCCGCCGACGGAAAGAACATGCCGGACTCGGGAGCCTTGCTCATATGCGAGTTCAGACGGTTCTTCGTCGCGCCAGGCGCTGCAGTAGAGCGCTGGGTAAAGCTCGACCAGCCGCTTGCTCAATTTCTTCTCGATGCGCGCTTTCATGCTTCACCTTCCTTCGCCAGTGCCAGCCGATGCTGGGCGCTGGCCTGGCGCTCCGGCTTGGGTAGCTTCAGGCCGAACAGCCGGAGGGCCTGCTTGTGGTTGAGGGAGGCCGCCACCGCAACAGGCCTGGCATGCTGGTCGATGTAGGACTTCGGCCAGGGGGCTAGCCCGCGCGCGGTGAGTATGCCGGCGTGGTCGAGCGGCCAGGTCCGTGCGGCGGCCAGGTTGGATGTCCGGCCGGCGGCCTCGGGTACCCAGACCAGACAGTTGCCGTCCCAGTCCCTGTCGTAGGCGACGTAGATGCGGTCGTCCGCTGGGGCGGTGGCGAGTGCCTGCGCCCGGGATAGGTCCAGGTCCTGGAAATCGACACCGAGCTCAGCGCGGAGGCGCACGTAGTCGACCGGCCAGGGCAGATCGGTTTCCCGGCACTTGTACTGCCGAACTGCCCGGGCACGGGTGAACGTCTCGGCTTCGTCGAGGTTCGTGGTGTAGCCGCCGCCGGCGCGCCAGAACATGGCCCGGCTCCCGACGTTGCTGCGGCTGTCCTGCAGGTAGAAGAGGTCGGTCATGGCGCATCCTCCGCTGGACCAGTGATGTGCTCCGCGTGCAGAGCGCGCATTCCCAGGTTGGTGGCTACGGTGAACTCCAGCCTGGCGCCCTTCGAATCCATCCAGCCGGGCAGCAGGGCGATTGCCTGGCAGGTGAGCAGCTTCTGCAGGTCGAGCCGCAGGTAGTCGGCCCACTCGAAGCCCGGAATCTCGCCGTGCTCGGCGGGGTTCTCGACCTGGTACCCGAGGCTTCGCAGGCGCGCGGCTTCGGCGTGGAAAGCCGGGTAGTTGAACTCCGGAAGGCCGGTCATGGGGCCGGCGAGGTAGATGCGTTCCATGATCACTCCCATCCGGCGAGGTAGGCTGGCTCAGTCTGCTCGGCCAGTTCCTGGCGCAACGTCTTGTCCAGGGTGATGACCTCGCCTTCGTCCTGGTCGTAGGCCTGCGGGTTGTCCAGCACGGCGTCACTGACCAGCTTCACGTCGTCCAGGGTGTAGCCGTAGTGGTTTTCTGCGTCGCCTTGCTGCTCCAGCAGCACTCGAATGGCTCCGGCCTCGTCATAGGCCGCCACGATGTCGTAGTCGCCTACCTGGTAGGCCTTGAGGGTTTGTTCGGGCATGATTTAGCTCCGGCTGATTGAATTCTTAAGGAAGAGGGATGAGGGATAATTTCGAGGCATTCCAAAAGGGCAATCCGCATCGTTTAACTAGGCAGCAGCATGTTTTTCCAGCGGCCAGCATCCAGCGATTTCAAGGGAGGGATGGATGTGTTCAGGTATTTCGCGTTGGTGCTGGAAATTGCTTCTCTGCTAAGCCGAATAACCCGATATTCGTGGCTCAGAGAGTTTGGGATGAGAAGGCGGAAAATGGCATTGGTAAAAATATTGAAGATAAATTTCAATATCTGGCTGAAGGAGTCGTAACCGGGCGCTTAAATGCCATTGGGCTTCTAGAGAAGCCTGTTGTTGAAGAGTTTTATAGTCTTTGGAGAACTCGATATGGGTTCAAGTATCGCGGTCTCCCGGACATGCAGGTAAATCGCGTAAGCGGCAATGACCTGTCAAAAGATGAAGAGGAGGTCCTCGAGTCTAAGCACACTATGTACATCAGGGCTGATGGTACGATGCCTGGCCGACTGCTCGCTGGCGTGCATATATTCGGATACTACAATAGATTCAGAGATAGCGCGAAGTCGTTGCAGTGGGGGATTGTAAGATCGGCCGATGGGGAATTTGTTGTTCCTGACTGTTTTCATGATTTGCTGATTATTCCTGTCTCGCCTTCAATTTTGATTATGGCAGATCAACCAAATTCTTGGCTGACAAAAGATGAGGTTGCTGTCGTTAATAGATGCGCTATAGAAAGGTCCGAAGATTATTATTTCGCGCGCAACTTCGGTTCTTGCCCGATATACAGCATAAATCCGCCAAGAATTCAGCGGTTATTCGCTCGGCCCACAGAATTCTGATTCATGGTGGCGCAATGGCATGGAGTGGGGTAGGTTCGGATGGCCCGGCATGGGGCCGGATGGGAGAGATGGATGGCAATTGAGACGAGCTACGACAACATGCTTCGCCAGGCTCCGATGGCGGTACACGACATCCTCAATGCGGTGATCACGGATATCGATAGCCTCCTGGGAGGCGGTTACGCGAAGGAACATCCGGACCTTGTGGCTGCCTGTGTAAAGGCGGCGACTTCCGAGTTCAATAACTCAGCAATGATCGTCGCTATCCAGGAAGCATCCGAACGAGTCGCAGGAGCGTTGGAGCTTGCTGGTCGGGCCATCCAAGCGGGGCTGGAAAGGCAGAACGACCTGTAATCCACAGCAATGGCGGCCATACGGCCGCCATGTTCTTACTGCGCCTGAGCCACGCTCAGCGCCACCGCCACAGGCCGCACCCAGATCGGCATGCTGCTCAGCATGAAGGTTTCGCCCATGGCAGCGAGCAGCAGGGTGGTGCCCATCACCTCGGCAATTGCTTGAGCGGCCTTCGGCGGAACCGCGTTGCCGATGCGCTCGCGCCAATCGCTGTCGCTCAGGCCGTCGAGCACTAACTGCTCTTCGGGGTCAACCAGGCTCTGCAGGGCGGCGAGCTCAAGGGTCGTGAAGGGCCGGTGCCAGGTGCCGTCCAGCGACTGGATGATGCAGGTGAGCCGGTCGTTCGCCGCCGGCATGCGCGGGTCGGCGACGCTCCACCGGCCATTGTCGTGCCGCGCGCTGGCGGATACTGCGCCGGCGGATTGGTCGAACCCCACTACGCCGTAGTGGCCGCCGGTCAGGTAGGCGTCGCCCTTGGTGCGATCGAGCACGCGCGGATCAGCGATCGACAGCGCGCCGCTGGCCACCTGCTGGGAGCCGGTGACCGTGCCGGTAGCGCTTCCCCACTCGCCGACGTGCAATTTGCGGCTGCTCGCCCCTGGGTGCCAGTTGTGGTACCTGGGATCGGCAACAGCCTGGCCGCCGGAGCTGGGTGAGTGCCCGCCGGTGACGGTTCCGGCGTGGCTCCCCATGCTGACGACGCGAAACACGTTGTTGTGCCGGACGCCGCCCGGGCGCGGGTCTGCCACGGCGAATGCGCCCTGGCCGGTAGTACTGGCCGCGATCACGGTGCCGGACGGACCGTCCCAGTCGGTGACCGGGTACTTGCCGAAGCTCTGGCCGCGGGGATCGGCGACGGAGTACGTGCCCTGGCCGGGCGACTTGACGCCGATGATGGCGCCCGAGGTGTCGGTCCAGCGGCGCACGCCATACTGCTGGTATTGCAGGGCGTTTGCCGGCGCGCGAGGATCCGCGACTGAGAACCGCCCGTTCATCGGGCGGCTCGCGCCGGCGACAACGCCACACGAATCGCCCCAGTGATTCACGCCCAGGACGCCCCGGTGGTACTCCGGCACGATGATCAGATCGCGCAGGTAGCCGTCCTCGATCGCCAGTTCGTTCAGGCTGCGCCAATCGCTGCCAGCGCGCACCAGGGCGAGGCGAACCCAGGTCTTCCACTGCAGGGATGGCACACGGTGCATCGGGCCGGCGGCGTCAATATCGCCGGGCAGCGGCATGCGGCCGAGGATGTCGCCGACGGCGCGCAGGCTCTTCTTCTCCGGCTCGTACAGGAAGGGCGGCACCTTCTCGACGTGCCGCGCGACCAGTAGGAAGCGCTTGCGGCTTTGTGCCAGGCCGCCGAGTTCGCCGCAGTCGTGAGTGGTTTCCGCCACGGCGTAGCCGAAGCCGCCGAGCAGGCTGTTGATCTGGTCCAGCAAGTGCCGGCCGCGGCTGGCCAGGCGCGGGACGTTCTCGAAGACGATCAGCGGTACCGGGTCATCAGCCCATGCCTCGCCCATGAGCCAGATGCAGCGCAGCGTCAACTCGTTCAGCGCCTGGTACTTCGGAGTCAAGCTCATCTTCTCCGACAGCAGGCCGCTGGCGCCCTTGCATGGGGAACTGATGAAGACGGCATCCGGTCGGCGCCCGCCCGCGGCGCGACGAACATCCTCCGGGGTCGCCTCCCGCCAACCGGCGGGCGGCTCCTTTCCATGGAAGCGGATGTATTGCTCGCGGGTGAACAGGTCCAGCAGGGTGCCTGGGACGCCGGCCAGGCGCTCGAAGTCGCGCAGGCCGGCTGGGTCCACGTCGACCCCGCCGAGGCAGACCCATTCGGCCTCGACGTTGCCGACCCGCGGACGCGCCCGGTTGAAGCCTGCGGCGCCGCCGCCGAGGCCGCAGCAGAAGTGGAAGTGGTAGAGGGTGCGCTTAATCATGCGGCGGGTTCCTTTTCGCGAACGTGACGATGCGTTGCGCCATGCGTGATGGCGCAGTGATGTCGTTGGGGCTAGAGTTGGGTGGTCCAGCATAGGGCTGGGCCACGGAGGGTTCGATGAGGAAGGTGATCACTGAGGTAGAACTTGCGAGCACTGACGTTTGGCGCTTCGACGATGTGCTACTAGTGAAGAACGCGGATGACCTGTCTGGTGTTACGGTCTTCCACGCAAGAAAAATCGCAAAGCTCTACGGTGCGACAGTTGAGGCGGAGGTCACTGAGACCAAGCAACTACTGGTTGTCGTGAATGACCCCGATGATCCTGAAACTGCCGAGCGTGTTCGTGTTGCGTGCGCGGAGGCTTGGAGCAAGCGCTGAAACTTTCCGTTGAGCGAAATGGCATGGAGTAGGGTAGTTTTGCATTGCCCGATACTGGCCTTATGGAGTTGTATATGACCGATGACTTGAAACTAGCCGCGGGCCGTCCTCGCAACGTGCGCTGGAATGGCTCAAAGGGACAAGAAGGATACCTGCAGTTTAAATGGGATGAGGATTCTGCGAATCCGATCCCCAGAGGTATTCGGATCGAAGTTAAGGCGAAAGATGGTCGCACCGGCACTCATGAGGACAATGAGGTATGCGCATCGTATGAAGCTTGCCGTTCTCGTGGTATCCAGATCATGCAACAAATGATGCGTGACATAGATCCCGATTAAGATGCCATCTCGGCCCTGAGGTTGCCGACCTGTAGTCACGTCTAGTTGAAGCCAGACGCATCCCGACCCGCAGTAGAAGCGAAGGTGGAATTAGTAGAGAGTGCGTTTTATCATGGCCTTTTCCCAAGGAAGAAGGCGAATGAATAGAGCGCTATCGCTAGTTGGCTTATCTCTTACTGTTGTTTACGGACTTATCGTCGGATGGCTTGTATGGGATCGTGTTGGAACACTCCAGGCAATGGAGCTAAATGCAGTAGGTGATTTTCTAGCCGGGGTCTTCGGGCCTATAGCTATTCTTTGGTTGATACTGGGGTTCTTTCAACAAGGAATGGAGTTGAGGCAGAATAATGAGGCCTTGCATCTTCAAGCGACCGAGCTCCGGAACTCTGTGCGGCAGCAAACTTCAATGGCAGATGGTCAAAGGCAGAGTCTGAGAAACTATGAGAGGAGCCTGGAACCACTTTTGCAGCTGGTTGTGGTTAGATATACAGATAATTATGGAGAGTCGCGCGTTTATTTTAATTTGGAGAACTCCGGTGAGTATTGCGAAAAAGTTGTTGTTGACTTCGGGTCTTCGTTGCATTTGACGTCATTTGATACGTTGTTTGGAGGTGCGAGTGAGAGTTTCTGTATTGTGAGTTATCTAAAGCCTCATATTTATTATGATGTAAAAGTTTCCTATGTGAATCGAGGTGGGGCCGCGGGTGTTCAGACATTCGAATTTATGTACACGACGCAGAGCTACCACTTGGTGAAGAAAGCATTTCTCTCGAACTAATTTAGACAGACTTTCTAGTTGCTCTCAGGCGTCCACAGCATCGAGCACCCACGCTGCCTAGCCTTTGCTGAGCGAGACGGCGGATGCGATGGCGATTCAGCTAGCTGCGGGCTTATCTTGGCTAAATCGCCCACAGGGCGGCGTCCGGTGCGTGCTTGCTGGAAGAGAAAGCGCCCCGGGTGGGGCGCTGTATCGAGGGTCAGGCCGCAGCCTGTTGCTGCTGGTCGACGAGTTGCCCGGCGTCGATCCAGACCGCCTGTAGCCAACTCGGCGTCTTCGCCATCGGTTCCTTGAGCGTGCCGGCGACGATCAGCGTGTCGATCTCACCGCCGGCGGCCAGGCTCTGGAAGAGCTTCATCGCCTGCCGAGTCCGGGCAGGGACATCCAGCACGTCGAAGCGATCCAGCAGCGCCAGGCGCAGGCCGGAGATCGTCGCGATGGCCAAAGCGATGGTCGTGTCGCACCGCCAGCGCTCCGACTCGGACAGCAGGCCGTACAGCCGGCCGCCGAACGTGACGTCGATGTCGGCGCTGATCTGCACGGGCGACCAGCCGGCGGTGCCGGATAGGCGCTGCAGCAGCTCGTTCACCGGTCCGATCGCGTCGGCCAGGATTTCCGCCGGGATGCCCGTGGGGGAAAGGGCATCGGCCAGGGCGCTCCAGGCGCAGACCTCGGCGTGGAAGCCGGCGGCCTGCTTGATGACGTCCTGGCGCTGCGCGGCGGCGTTGAACGCTTCCTGCAGCGACTGCACCTTGGCCTGCTGCCGGTCACGCGCCTGGCGCAGTTCATTGATCGCCTGTTCGCCGTTGGCGATCGCCTCGGCGCTGGGCGCCTGGGCGGTTTCGCCTTCCAGGGCGGCGGCCTGCGCGGCGGCGTCTTCGCTCTCCTTCAGGTCCCGCTGGCTGTTGGCGACGGCCCGTTGAGCGCTGGCAAGATACCCGCGGTACTCCTCCAGGCGTTTCGCCGCCTCGGGATCGGCAACCTTCGCCGGTGGCTGGTGCGCGACCAACTGGCCGGCCTGCAGGTTCACGGCGCCCTGGCAATGAGGGCAGGTCAGCGGCTGGTGGGCGGGCTCGCCGCTGGCGGCGGCCTCGGCTGCCATCACCTTCTCTGACCATTCGTCCTGATTGGCCTCGTCGGTGGCCAGCTTGTTGCGCCGGCGGTCGGCCAGCGCTGCGGTCTCGCGGAGAGCGGTGATGCGGCTGGCGCGGGACTGGGCGTCGGCGTGGGCGCGCTTGCTGGAGCCGAGGGTCTGCTGGGCTTCATCCAGATCCTGCGCTGTGGCTTGCAGTTCCGCGCGCGCCGATTCCAGTTCCTCCTCGCTGACGATGGCCGGCGGCGCCTCCGGCTCCCACCCGTTCGCCTTGTCGCTGCCGTAGTTCTCGCCGGTGATTGCCTTCCAGGCGCCGCGCGCCTCGCTGGCGTAGGACTTGGCCTGCTCGACGGCGGCCGGAAACCCGGAACGGAGCAGGGGCTTCACCTTCTCGAACAGCGCCAGGTCAATACCCTTCGCCTCTAGGCGCTTGCCGACTTCGGCTGGGCTGGCGCTGGCGCCGGTCAGATCGAACAGCACTCGGCGGCGATCTTTGGCGTCCAGGGCGGCGAAGCGGCTGGCGTCGAGCACGAACGGCAGGAACGGCGAGTCGGCGAGCGGGGAGCCTTTGCCGCTGGGCAGCGCGACCCCGCAGGCCTGCACCTCGCCGGCTTCGTCCAGCCACTCGACGCGGGCCTCGCCCTTCTTGGCGCCCTCGGTGATCAGCTTGTCGATCTCCTTCTTCAGCGAGACGCGGCGCGGCTGGCCGTTGAAGGCCATGGCAATGGCGTCCAGCAGCGAACTCTTGCCGGCGCCGTTGTGGCCGGCCACCAGGAGCACCGGCGCAGAAACATCAAGGGCCGCATGACGCAGCCCTTGGAAGTTGGTGATTTCGAGTTTCGTGATGCGCATGGCTCACTCCAGGGTGATGGGCTCTTCGACCGGGGCCTTGGTGGCAACGGCGACGCGGTAGGTGTGTGCGCCGTAGCGCTGGAAGTTGCTGCAGAGGTCGGCCAGGAACTGCTCGTCCCAGTCCGTAGCGGCGTTGAGCTCGGCCGCGCCGAGTAGCGCGGCGAACTCCCCGACCTGGCCGTACCGTTCAAGGACAGTGAGGCTGGGCATGGCCGGTTACTCGAGGTTGAGCTCGTCGGTGCCGGTGTCGCCGGTGTCCGACTGCTGGCCCGGGGCGGGGTCGGTGATTTCGCCCGTCTCGGTGTTCACTCCGTCCGGGACCTGGTCCTGAGACTGGTCGTCAACAACGCTGTATTCGCCGGTGAGGATGGACGCGTTGTCCTGGTCCAATCCGGCGTCGGCGCGTTCGTCCAGGGTGACTGCGGTCTGCAACTCGATGCTGACCGGCAGGTACTTGAACAGCCGGCGGATGACGGTCTTCTTGGCCATCTCTTCGTAGTGGGTGACCCAAGGTCCGTTTCCGGATGCCTTGCTGGTGGCGCGTACTTTGTCGACGTCGGCCTTGCTCATGACCTCGAATTGCACGCCGCCGTCCTTCAGCTTGGCGACCGCGTAGACGTGGGTCATGACGCCGCGTTCACCTTCTCCCGGAACGTGCTGGACGTCCTCGTCGAGGCCGTAGCGATAGCTAAACTGGTCGTTCTGGTGCACGGTGCGCGCGGTGAGCGAAACGATCTGGCCGGAGCGCCGGGCAAGGTCAATCATCCCGCGGTAGCCGATGATCAACTGGACGTTCGACAGGCCATCTTTCGCCTTGCCGTTGCCGAACGGCAGCAGGTAGGCATGGCCGAGAGCGTTACCCGGTTCCAGGCCGAGCTGCGCGCATTGCATCACGGCGCCTAGGAAGCTCTCCTGATTGCACTTCGCCAGGGCCGGTACTTTGCGGATCTCTGTCAGCGCGATGCGCGCGAGTCGGTCGGCGGTCATGTGCTTCGGAAGCGCCAGGGCCATCTGGGCTTTGATCTTCGGATCAGTCATCAGGTGGGCCAGCGTTTTCGGCTGACCGTTGTTGGCGACATTGCCGGTCGCGGCGGCTTTCAGGGCGGTTGCGGACATGCTGGGCTCCGGTTACTTGAGGCGGAAAACGCGGGATTCGCTGGTCTTCTTGAACTGCTCGAACAGTGCGGGGTGGGCTTCCTTGAAGGCGGATTGGTCGAAGCGGTTGGTGGTCTGGGACTTCCACGTCAGTACCGACTTGCCGTTGACCGTGAGTTGGGCGTGGTCCTGCATGAAGAGCTTGATGCGCTCCTCTGCGGACTCGATCTCGTACTCCAGGCCCTTGGCCTTGGCTTTCAGTTCGCGCAGGTGGTTGAACACCTCCACGACCTTGCCATCGGCCTCGATGCTGGTTCCGGCGTCACGCTCGAACAGCCGTAGGATGTCGCTGACAGCGGTTGCTTCGGGCGGATCCAGGCGCTGGATGCGTCCCCAGAACTCGACCTCCTTCTCGCGAATCGCCGCGATGGTTTCGTCGTCCCGCTCGACGCGGTACACGCGGAAGTCGTCGCCGCCGATCAGCACGCCGAAGATGCAGACCTGGCGGCCGGTGACCATCAGGCCATGCATGGCCTGGGCGGTGTAGTGGACTGGAATGGCATCGGTCTGAACCTCACCCCAGTCCTTTGCCTTGAACGGGCTGACCGTCTTGATCTCGATGTTTTCGCCGCTGGCGGCCTCGGCGTCGATCTCGGCGGCCATGAAGTCGTGCTGCTGGTCGCGGTAGCGGTTACCGCGGCCGACGATCTTCAGGCCGGTCTCTTCGGCCAGCAGGTCGATGACGTAGGGCTCCATCCGCTGGCCACGGGTGAAAATCTTCTGCTTCGCCGGATCGACCGGGCCGGTGCGCGGCTGGACCTTATCCAGGTACACGTCCAACGGAGTGCGCCAGGGGCTGATGCCGAGAATGCCGGCGACATCGCTGCCGCCGAGGTACTTGGTACGGTCGAGCGCGCCGACCGATGCGAGAACTGCAGTCATGGGCTGGCCTCATTTCAGGGAGAGGGTGGTTGTCGCGTGAAGGCGGGGGTTGCGCCGGAAGCGCAGAACGCAGAGGTCGCCGCAGATGTTGGCGAAGAGCGGGTTGTGGTAGCCGTGGCGGTTGGCCAACTCGACGGCCTGGCGGATGTTCTTTCCGGCAAACTCTTCGATATCGTCGAGCTGGTCGTCGATGATCGAGCGAACGGGGCGGGTAGTCATAGGTCGATGCTCCTCAGTTCTTGCTGTCTCGCATCCGCTGCGGCGTCGAGCCGGCGGCGCATGTCGTCGTATTGCCGGGTGCCGATGGCGTCCAGCGTGTAGGCCATCTCGATCTGGCCGCGCCATACCAACTGGTCGTGGCGCGGGATCACCGACCGACGCATTGCGACGATCGCTTCCTCGATCACGCCCTCGGCGCGCTCATTCGCCCAGGCCATCGTCGGCCTCCTGCTCTTCGTCCTCGGGCTCTGGATCTGGCTCCGGCTGGTCCCAGAGCGGGTCTCTGGCGAAGTCCCAGGCGTGCTGGGCGTTGCTGAAAGCCGCGCGGTTGCGGCGCTCGCGGTATGTCCACATCGGGATGCTCTCCGTGGTTCACCTGCATTCGGCTGAATGCTCACGCCGCCGGGCTTGCCCGATGGGGAAGGCGGGGAGCGTTCATGCGAATGCGGGCGGTGAAAAAAGCCCGGCCGGAGCCGGGCGAAGAGGGGGAACGCTGCTTGCGCAGCGGGGAGTGATCTGGCCGGGATTCGAACCCGAAAGACTTACGCCAGCTTCGGCAGCGCTACCTAACTGGCCGCACCTCCTTCTGAGGGCACCCTGGTCCGCCGAGTGCAACCACAGACCACTCTCCGCTGCGCCCTGGCCGAGCCAGGAGCAGGAAAGAGAAGGGCGCCGCCAAGCGCCCTGTCTCCACTTACATGCACCGCCCTATGTGAAAGCGGTTGGGTACAGGCTCGACCGCATGTTGGCGATCTGCCGTTGGGGCTGGGCTACATGTCGAGATCCTCCGTTGTGCGCGCCGTTGGACCGGCGGGCGCTCGCCGTGGGTTAAACGCCCTGCAATGGGCCAGGCGCCGAAGTCACGAGATCGCGGCGCAGGCCCGCAACGCGACCGGCGCCGACTGGCCTTCGATCCAGATAACCGCCGCCCCGCCAAGCGAAATGCTGGCCCGGCCGACGGTGCGGGTGCGCTTCGGTTCGGCTCCGCGGTACGGGCGGTACTCGATCAGCGCGGGCGCCGGGTGCTCGCGGTTCCAGGCCTCGACCAGCTCCGCCGGCGGCACCGGACGGACGTTGCCGATCTGCTGGTAGATTTCGGAGCGGTGAATGGCGACGTCGTCCGGGGCGGTGATGCCGAGGCGCACCTGGTCGCCCTGGCTGCCGAGGACCGTGACGGTGATGTTGTCGCCGATATGCAGGGTTTGGCCGGGGCGGCGGGTCAAGATCAACATGGCGTAACTCCGTTCGGGGGATTTCGAGAGCAACCGATCTATCTCGGTTCGCAGTGGTAGAGGTCGGTCGCCCGCATTGGAAACTGCAAGCGGGAGGGGGAAAGGGATTTATTTCAAATGAGAATTATGCTGCTGGTTTTTTGTTCTATGGGTGGTCTTGAGTATGACTACAATGAATCCCTGAGTTGGTGCGTATATATTGATGCGAGCACAACAGGGAGGTTGTTGGTATGGCGATTAGCTTCGAGCCGCTCGATGTTGAAGGCGTTGATTTTCGTGGGGTTGATGTTGTCGCTTATAAAGCACGAAAAGGGCGTGGAAGGTCGGGGGATATTAGGTTGGGAAAATGTTTCGGCGCAATAAGGTTGCTTGACAATAACAATGCGCGAATTGGAAAAGACCATAAGGCTTCAAGCACCCCTGCTGGATCAGCTGGGCTCCACAGCGAGCGGGTTGCCTTGGAGCGATGTGTTAGGGCCAATTGGGAGCCTCCGCTTACCAATATAATGATACTTGGCATGCAGAATTCTCCCGGCCCTATCGGAAAAGAACTCTATGCGCGAGGAGTCCGAACAATTATATGCTTCACGGAGCTTCCACCTTGCCCAGCCTGTTTGACTTGGTGGAAGGCGCTTGATAGTAAGTTTCACCCTGGCTCTATCAGATTGCAGTACTTCAGTTGGTTCGAAGACTACTATGGAGGCAAGACGCCAGAGGAAAGGATGCTCGATGACTCTGACGGAAATAATAGAAATGAGCATGCGATAGAGGCTTTCAAGGCCTATCGAGATTCGTTCGAGGCTCCTACCAGATAGTCCTCGATCAAGAAATTTAGTATAAATAGAAAAAGATGATGGGTTTTCTCATGAGGTATTTATGCAATCTCTTATTTATCTTAGCCATGTTCAAGAGCAAGATACTTCCGACTTGGTGGAGTTGTACACCAATCCAGACGTGCGTGCCTATTTAGGAGGTCCCGTTGATCGGGAGGTTGCGGTGCGGCGAGCTCAGGTAGAAGTTTCAATCGAGAGAGAGCTTCCATTTTGGGCAATCAGAACAAGGCAAGGCGAGCAGTTTGCAGGTGTAATCTCGTTAGATACTCATCATGATGGTAATGACGTAGAAGTCTCTTACGCGTTGCTTCCAGAGCACTGTGGGGTGGGGTACGCGACTGAGGCACTTACCCTTGCGTTGCAGTATGCAAGTGACACCTTGGCTTTGAAGAGGGTGATTGCTGAAACGCAAAGCAAGAACGATGCATCAATCCGCCTACTTAATCGCGTCGGTATGAAGTTTGAGCGAGAGATAATGCGTTTTGGTGAAGCTCAGAGTATCTACGTCACTGATTGGTAGGGCAGGCAAGATTTAGCATCGTTACAGATGCCGGTGCCTATTTTCATAGGCCTTCGTGCTGGTGTTCGTTGACTTCCCTGATGCCCCTGTTTCCAAGGGCATCGAGGAAATCGGTGTTGCTGACCGGCGTTACGCGCCACGTCCGGCTGGGCGGCTACTTTCTCGGGGGACCTGAGGTCCCGACAGCCAGTCGCGGCTCTTCGCCCACTGGCTCTCCCTTGATCTAGGGCCATCTACGCTGCTGGCCACGGGGCGAGGCTCCCCCTGAACCCGTTTTGCCTATCGGCAAGGCCTTGGCTCGCTGCGGCCTGGCCAGCGGTGTGTTGCCGGCGTTGAAGAAAAAGTAAGCTAATGCCTAATTTTTGTAAATAGCTAATGCCTAATTTTTAAGTTTGCGCGCTAACTATCTGTAGGTGAGCGAGGCGGGATTGCAGATTTTTGAAACAGAAAATACTGTATGAATAAACAGTAATCGGAGGATGGCTGTGCAGAAGAACACCCAGGGGAAAGGACAGGTTTCGCCGGTAGAGAAGGTGCGTCTCCGGGTATCAGCGATGATCAGTAGCCCGCGGGCTCAGGCGGAGCGCCGGGCGTCAATCTGGAAGGCGCAGGGGGATTCGGAAGAGGCCTGGCAGCAGGTACTGGAGGAGTTGGCCGAAACCGATGGACTCGAGATGTCGCTGGGGGAGGATGGAGTGGTTACGCTCACCTGGGAGGCGGGAGACGAGGAGGGCGTTGAAGTGGTCGATGGGATTGAACTGGTGCAGGAGCCGGACATGGTGGTTCAGCCTCTACATGAGGAGAGGATCTAGTGGAAGGAGAGCCCGCGCGTAGCGGGCTCCGAATCGCTATCGGTCGTGGGTACGACTGAGGGCGCTGTGCGCTGACGAGACCAGATCATCTACATAGAGCCGGGCTACAACGATGCGGCCAAGCCGGTTCTTGATAGTCATCAATCTGCGCGTCTTGGCAATGTCGTCGCATGAGTGGTGAGGATGAGTACGCGGCATCGCATCAAGCAGGAGATTTGCTCGGGCGACGGTGGTGCGAATGTGATTGCGAGTCATGATGGCCTCCTCGGCCTGCTGGTTGAGGCCTAGATCATGCTGTCACGACTGTAGGGGGAGTAAACGAAAAGGCCGCGCTGGAGTCGAGGCGCGGCCTGTGCCGGACTGCTGTCTTCCCAGGCCGGCGGAGGGAATCTATCAAAGGTGGGTCGGAACGAAAAGCCCCGCGGGTGCGGGGCTTCAGGGTTATGCGGCCAAAGCTGCTGTTAAATGCTTTGGTCCTGTGTAGATGATGACAGATGCGGCGTCGGCAAGAGCGGTGGCCGCTTTGCGATTGTCCTCTTCGTCGCCTGGCTCAAGAATGACTCGGCGCAGCGATCCTTCGTGCGCATTCTTAATATCCAGCATTTTCCCGACTGCTCGATAGACGAGGCTCCAATCAATCTTGCCGTCTTTCGTCGATACCGTCTGGATCAGGGTTGGCTGCCCGCCGCTGCTCTCAATGGCAAATGGGAGCGTTAGCTGATGCCCACTGGCGCCAATAATTTTGAAGTCCGTCTTCAATGCCTTGGGGAAGGCTGCCTTCAAAGCATTTCCAACCACCTGGTCAAATCGAGATACCGGCGATGGGCGCATCTTGTTACATGCAAAGCCAACGTGCTCAGCCGCTTCGATGAAGCGCGCGAGGTAAAAGCCAAGCTGGTCTTCTGGGCAAGCCTTGAAGATTTCGCCGCTATCCGATAGCTCTAGGCCACTAGATGCGACAAGGTCAGCCAGCTTTCTGCCTTTCTCTGCGGTTGGTTTAACCCCATGAGTCATAGCCACAAAAAGCGTGTCTGCGTTGTCGCTGATGCGCACGTGGCCGTTCCCAAGATCTTGGATGTATGCGCCGATCAGGTTCCCATCGAACGGGAGTGTGAGAGGGGACTCAAGGTAAAAGAGCCCATCTGCTACCGGTTTGCACTTGAACCCGAGCTGAGCGCCGATCAGAGTGCAATTCATAAGCTTAGCCCCAATTGACCGAAGTCCGGCAGTTCTATGCGCGGCGCTCCGGTGATATTTGCCTTTGCTAAGAATAGCTCCCACAGCATCTGGACAGTAGTGCCTTCCAACGGTTCGGCATACCCATAGGATGCTTCAGGGATCGGAATGTGAAGGTGTGGATGGTCAGCGACCTTCTGATAGTAGGGCCGACCAGGTCCTACTTTGTTCAAATGGGTGCTGGGTCCGTTGTCATCGACAGCAACGATCCTGGCCTTGTTCACGATGAAGGCTATGGAGAGAGTGTCGCGAACGCCTGGCAACTGACTCCTCTTGAAGTACAGGTCGACGAACCAGTCCTCGGCAAAGCGCGTCTGCTTGACGTCAAGCGCAAGCGGAGCTCGAAAACTGTAGGGCGCAGGGAACCTGCGAATTGACTGACTCTTCCATTCGAAACGCGCCCCCGTCGGCCAAAACTTCGAGGCGTCTATCGCCTGAATTGCTTCGTCATAAGGGATGGTCTTTTGCTTCGCCAATCCTGTTTCCCTTCGTGTGGATTGAGTCTCAACGGCTCGGAGCTACTGTCCCATAATCCTCCGGAGCTGCTTCATCATCACCCGTATGACCAACCCATAGCTACAAATCCCCACCCCGCCAGATGACTTTGCCTGTCAAAGCTTTCTGAAGTTCCAGGCCCCCAGGACCTTGGCCTGGAAATGGACGTCTTCCATGCGGGCCTTCTGCGGCTCGAAGGATTTGTTGTCCGACACCAGCAGGTAGTGCTCGGCATCGTGGATCTGCACCCGCTTCACGAACAGGTGCTGCAGCCAGGTGAAAACGTAGACGCCTTCCTCGACGAAGTCGGTGATGCCCACGTCGACGAGGATCGGGGACTTGTCCTCGATGGTGCCCAGCATGCTCTGGCCCCACCCGGTGATGATCTTGAGGTTGGCCGCATCGGTGTACTTCAGGCCGAGGTCATCCAGCTGGACCTTGTCGACCACCAGATTCCTGACGAACTCACGGTACTCGGCCGGCACCTGGCCGCCACCCATGGCTGCGCGCACGTCGTACTGGGCGATCGAAATCGTATTTCCTTTCACCAGAGTGGTGCGGTTGAAGTCAGCGTGAATCACGTTCGATGTCGTCGATTGATCGCCATCGAGAGACTCGGCTACTGCCTGCGCGATTTTCTCCTTAGCTTCGCCGCTCAGCCCTTTACCGTGGCGCTGGAGCATCTCCATCACCTTTTCCGCGGCCGATGAGCCAGGATGCTGCGTAGGTGGGCTACTCGGCGCAATAAGCTCCGCCTCCTTTTCGCTTAATCCCCAGTGTTCTGCGCCAACGACGTCTGAGAAGAACGATATCAATTCGATCAGTTTCGCTTTATCGATCCTGCCGGTGTTGATCCATCCCTGGACAGAAGGGGGCTTCACGCCGAACTGCTCTGCGAGAGCCTTTTTCGACATGTTTTTGGCGAGTCTGGCGGCCTCAATAGCGGCGCCGAGTTGGGGTCCGGTAAGCATTGCCTAATTTAACGTCAGTTGTAGTGTGGTTAGGCAATGGCTTGCCTGTGATTAGCTAATGCCTTACTCTTTCTCCAACATTCCCCGGAGAAGAGACATGACTCCAGCAGAAGCAGTGCGCCAGGCCGCCGAGCTGTTGGGCAGTCGGGCCGAGTTGGCGCGAAAGCTCAATGTGAGAGCGCCCACCGTAAGTCAATGGTGTTCAGGCGTTCGACCAATCCCCGCGAAACGTGCAGTTGAGATCGAGGCGCTCACCGCTGGTCGGGTCCTCCGAAGCGAACTGTGCCCGTCGTTCCCATGGGGTGCGGCTGCCTGAACGCACCTTACTGGCCAGGAGCCGCCACGTCATGCGAACCAAGTCGCACACCTTCACGCAGTCCCAGCTTGGCCTGGTAATGCTCGCCAATCGCCGCGGGTCGGCCAGCACTGAGCTGTTCCTCCGCGTTACCGCCCAGATCCTGCCTGACCAGTTCTGCACACCACTACACGCCAGCCGTGGACCCCGGATCGGGTTCCTCCATTTCACGCTGGCCTCAACGGAGGAGGTGGGGGGCGTCACGACAGGAACGTACGAACTATCTCGACTGCTCGAGGCAGATTGTCCATGCCCAGGTCCAGTAGTCGCGTTGTCAGGTGTTTTATGGAATCGGCGGGCAGTCCTCGAAGCGCTTGAACAAGCTGAGTTTTCTCCTCCGGCGTCACCTGCTGATCACTCGCAGTGGCGAGACGTAGCTCGATCATCTGGCGGAGAGAGTCCTCATGAAACTTGATCGTCACCGGCCCCAGGATTGCGCTCAGGCCTCCGTCATCTGCCAGAAAGTCGATCCCCTTGGCTGTGATTTCCGCGTACAGCAGTTCGCGGCCTTCACTCAAAAATTCCGAGATTTTTGCCCTTGCCAGGCCGTGCTCGTGCAGGTAGGCGCAGCAGGCGGTGAGCATCCTGGTGTCGTCGAAGAGGTCGGAGAGCCCATCGGTATGTACCGGATTGGGATACGCGTCCGCCAAGCGGTCCAGAACGGCTTTCTGAATCGTGCGATCGATTTTCAAGTTTTCAGCCTCCTCGGCCATCGCGCTGTAAGGGGAGCCAGGGATAGCGCGTTCATCCGTGCGTCATGGCGAAATGATCGTAACCGTGTGGGAGACGCAGTGCATGCGGAATGAGTCGCACACCCTGATCTCCACGCTGCTCGGCGTGGTGAACCAATGGCGCCGCCGAGAGGGGTGGAGCCGAGAGACCGTCGTCCAGCACATCGTGGAGGCGCACGAACGCATCCAGGGAGTGCTGGTCACCGGCATCATCTTCGACCCGCCAACGCGCGATACAACCGAGCGGATGAAGGTCAACGCCGACCGCGTGTTCCGTTGGCTTGACGACGGAACCAAGGACACCAACCTGGTGCCGGCGAACTTCGTTCCCAGCATCCTCGCGGCGCTGCCGACTGACCTGAAGGTCCAGGCCCTGGGCGACATCCTGACGCCGCTGGGCGTGTCGGTGCGCTTGATCGGCGGCGATGCCGGCCAGCGGCCGGAGGTGCTCTGCATGCTCCGGACACTCATCAAGGAGAACGGTGAGGCGCAGCAGGCCGTGGCCAACCTCGTCGACGGCGCTGATGACCAGGAACTGCAGGAGGCCCACCGGGAGCTCTCCGAATCCAGGGCGGCGACCGATGAGGCGCTGCGGATGATCGACCAGATGCGCCGGCCGCGCCTTGTTCAGGGGTAGCCGTGCCGTCCTTCCAGATCAACGACGAGGAGTGGGATGCGCTCTTCGACGAGCCGCATCAACTGCTGATGCGTATTGGTGGCTACTTCGGCTTCGGTTCCAACTTCTGGACGACCTTGAGGGTGGGTCGTTTGGGCTTGTTCGGCGCTCCACTACTGCGCGGAAACAGCGAGTTGAAGTATGGAGTGGGGCAGGAGCCGTCGATGAGCCCGCATAGCCGGCGAGCATTGTTCTCGAAGGCGTCGCTGCGAATGAGTTCTGTCGAGTTCAGCGCGTCGTGCACAGCCTGGTGGAACCGGTTCGTGGCTTCAGGCTGCGTAGCCATAACGGCCTGGAGCAGGATCACCAGCAGGTCGTTGGCGGCATTGGCTTCCTCCAGGGCACTCGATGCGACATCGTATGCGAGTTGGATGTGCAGATCGGTTTCATCGTCCACTGCTGCTGTACTCCGATTGGGATCGCCTGTGGCCGGAGTGTGCCATAGGTTGTTGGTTGCCCGAAGATGACCGCTGTTCTACTCAACGATGCGGAGTGGGAGATCCTTGCTGGTGAGCCGGCAGAGCTCCTGAAGCTCTATGTGGCCTTGAAGCGCCGTATGGACTTCGCCACTGGTATTGCTGGGCAAAAGACGCTCATCAACGAAATCGTGCTGCGCGAAGGGTTCGTTGTGGACCCGATACCTGGCCGCGCGAAACCGAAACCGTATACACGTGAGCAGGGGCGCTCAGCGGTTCGTCGCCTAGAGAAGCTTGGGGCCATTAAGGTCATCGGACCGCTCGTTTTTGAGTTCCCCCACGCGCGCCGGGACCAGTCCGACCAAAAGAGCTACAACCAAGCTACAACCAAGCTACAACCAGAGCAGCAACCTCCAAAGAATCAGGCTGACCCCAATGAATACGGGGGTTCCAGCGATTCGAAAGGGCAAGCTGCAACCGGGTTATTTCTTGAGCAGGTGCCGAGCAGCAACCTACTTCCGGTATCCGGTAATAACCGTACCGTACCTAACGCGTGCGTGCGCGAACGCCCAGCTGATCCGGCCACTGCGGGACAGTGGTGCCAGTTCTTCATCCGCGAGCGCGGATTCCAGATCCACACGGTGCAGACCGCCAGGACCATGCCGCTGTTCGCCTCTTGGGTCGAGCGCGGTGTCACCGCGGAACAGATGCTCGCGGCAATGGAGATCGCCGAAGCCAAGCTCGGCGCCCCGCCTGACTCCCCCCTGTACTACCGAAATTTTCTCGATGAACTCTTGCTGGAGCGCCACCGGATGGCAACAGCACCGCATGCGGAGCACCGCCATGAACAAACCGATGGACGAAATGCCGAAGGCCAAGCCGGCCATCGTGCCGCAAAGCGCGGCCTCTCTCATCGACAGGGCCCTCGCTCAGCCGTCGACCGCGTCAACGCCATCGTCGCAGCCAACGAGGCTGCCCGACAGGCTGCTGGAACGGCTCTGGGTGAAGATGACCGAGATGTACGGGCACCGCTGGACGTCGAGTTTTGGCGACAACCCTAACCCTGACGGCGCCTGGGCTACCGTGCTCCAGGGGCTGACCGGCCAGCAACTGGCCCACGGGCTCAACATGCTGACGTTCATGGGCAGCCGGTTCGATTGGCCGCCGGCGGCGCCGACATTCCGGGAGCTCTGCCTGAGCGTCCAACCGGAGTCGCTCGGTCTGCCGGACCACGACACCGCGTTCCATCAGGCTCTGGCGTGCCGCTACCGCCACCAGGTGGTCAAGGCCGCCGCCGAGGCCACCGGCGTTTTCGATCTGCGCACCGGTGAGGTGAACGACGATCGCCTCCGCAAGCGCTTCGGGTTCCACTACGCCGAGATGGTCCGGCGGTGGGCAAACAACATCCCGCTGAGCCAGCCCGTCGTCCACGCGATTGAGCATGACACCGGGAAGAGCTTGCTGGACCTGGCCGAGGATGAAGCCGAGCAGCAGCTCCGCCGGCGGATGCAGGCCCAGGGCCTGGATGGGCTCAGTGGCGCCCAGGCGCGGGAACTGCTGCTGGCCAAGGTGCGCCGTGATGCATGACTTCCGCCCGGTGATGTTCACGGTCCCCGGCGAGCCGGTGGGGAAGGGGAGACCGCGTATCGGTCGCGTCGGCGCCCACGCCAGGATGTTCACGCCGGCGAAGACGGCGAACTACGAGGGGCTGATCGCGCACAGCGGACAGCAGGCCATGGCAGGTCGCGCGCTGTTCGAGGGCCCGGTGCTGGTCGAGCTCGACATCGCGCTGAGCATCCCTCAATCGATGTCGAAAAAGCGGAAGGCCCTGGCCTTGGCCGGGCAACTGCACCCGACCAAGAAACCGGACCTGGATAACGTCCAGAAGGCCATCTACGACGGCCTGAACGGCGTTGTCTGGAAGGACGACGTCCAGGTCGTGAAGGCGGTGGTGGGGAAGCGCTACGGCGAAACGCCAGGCGTCCGAGTGAAAGTCGTCCCTCTCCTCGAGGGCGAGCAGTGACTACAGGAAACTACAGGGGAGAGTCGAAATGAGACTGATCAGCGCGCGCCAGGCGTGGCATGACGCCTTCTACGAGAGTCGGAGCTCAGTGCTGGCGGTGGCGGCCGACAAGGCCGCGCTGGGCAAGAAGGGCCGGGTGGCCAACGAGACGCACCCCGACCGCAAGGACACCAATGGGCGTAGCGCCCACATGCTTGCCGCCGGCCTGGTGCAGGCTGCCATCCGCTCGCTGCCGAAGCCGCTGCAGCACTTCGGCCACACGCTGTACTCGCCGCTGGCCAACGGTGACGATGTGGCGATCGCTCACGGCCTAGTCTGGATCGGCGCCGGCCTCGGCCAACTGACCCAACGCCAGGGCGAGCGGGCTTACTGGATGGCGCTGGCGGCGATCAACTCGCACAAGCGCGCCGTCAATGGCCGCGACACACTGCGCCCGGGCGAGGTCTGCCTCTTCATCGAGGAGCGCCTCGGCTGTCGGATCGACCCCGGCAACTGGGCGCGGGACTACGCGAGTACCTGGGAACGCCTGGCGCGCCACATCGACCGGCTCGATGCTCAGGCGCTGAAGCCGGTCGCCGAGGTGGTGGCGAAGCAGGGCGGATTGCGGAGGGGGCCGGGCTGGCGCTGGCTGCAAGTCGACCGGAATTTGGTCGCTGAGCAACGGGCAGCCGCTTATGCAGCGCAGCGTGACAGTGCATGCAGTCGCCTGCGCGAGCGCCTGCTGCGCATGACCGATGCGCAATTGGCTGCATGGTTCACGCGGGTGAAGGCCTACGGCGTGGCATACCGTGCGGAATGGGGTGACGACGTGCTGGAGCAGCCCCATGTGCATGCGCGCTACCACGACCGGGTAGCGGCTTACTGGGAGCAGTTGCAACGCCTCGGGAGGGTGAAGAAAAAGGTCAAGAAAGCAGCAGCTTGACGTTTTGAGGAGCATTTGGGTATCGTTTTGCCATTGTGCACAGTTGCACCCAATCAACAGATTCCCCCGAAAACCCGGCCTTAGCGCCGGGTTTTTTCGTTTCGCCCCGGGAACGCAGTGCTACCAGCAGCACGTTTTACTTTCCACCCTCTGCAATGTGTATGGCCACGTCGATCGTGCCTTGGTGGAAGCCACTATTTGTCCCCGGGGCGGTTTGCTCTTGGATCTTCTTTTTGAAGGTCTCAACATCCAAGTTGCCTGAGTTCCGCAGCGCGGCGATCAGCGCGTTGAGGATTATCGACTGGCTGTTCGCGACTTCGTTGTTCATATCCACTCCTGTCGTTGTCCGCTGGAGTAGGCATTCTAGCGCTTAGGTTCGCGTCTAGGCTGATTCACCTCAGGAGTAATAGATATGGCCGAGCCAAGTGGTGCGGTAGCAGCAGCCGGCGCCGTCGGGCTCACTGCCACCGCGATCATCCCCGGAGTCGACGTCAATGCTGTGATCGGCGGCTTCGCCGGCGCGCTGCTGTTCGTGCTCTGGGCTCACGACCTGACCATGGCCAGGCGCCTCGGCTACCTGCTGGCTTCTTGGGTGGGCGGCTACTACGCCGCCACTGAGGCTGTCGGGCGGGGCGCGACCCAGTTCTCCGGGCTGCCCGCCCTGGTCACCGCCGCGCTGATCGTCACCATCCTCATCGGCGTGCTCGACTGGATGATCGGTGGCCGCGCGCCGGCATGGCTCCAGATCGTTCTGCAGCGCATCGTCGGCATGATCGGAGGCCGGAAAGATGGTTGACCTGGTGACCCTGGCGGCTGCGGCCGTCTGCGGCGCTATCAGTTGCCGCATCTTCACGTACCAGCGCCACGGTGCCACGTACCGGTTCGGCGTCTCGCTCTGCGCGTACATCCTTGCCGCTGGGACCGGCATGCAGGCGCTGTCGATCACCCTGGCCGTGCTGATGGCGCGCCACGCAACGCCGATATCGCCCTACCTGCTGGCGGTCCTGGTTGTGCTGCTGGTGCTGGTCTACCGCAACAAGGGCAACATCGCGCCCATCCTGAGGCTCAGTTGAGGTGATCCATGGCGCTGACCAAGAAACAGCGCCTGTTCGTCGACGAGTACCTGATAGACCTCAACGCGACGCAGGCCGCAATTCGGGCCGGCTACAGCACCCGGCGCGCGACGGAGATTGGATATCAACTGCTCCAGCGGCCGGAGGTTGCCCAGGCCATCCAGGCCGCCATGGCCGAGCGTTCGAGGCGCACCGAGGTCGAGGCTGACTACGTGATCCGCCGGCTACGCGAGATCGACGAGATGGACGTGCTCGACATCCTCGAGGACGACGGATCGTTCCGGTCTATCCGCGACTGGCCCAAGGCCTGGCGCCAGTTCCTGTCCGGCATCGAGATCGCCGAGTTGTTCGAGGGCCGCGGTGACGACCGCCGCATCGCCGGTGTGCTCCGCAAGGTCAAGTGGCCGGACAAGCTCCGCAACCTTGAACTGCTGAGCCGGCACGTCGGCACCGAGTCGGCTGCGCTGGACCTTGAGTTGAAGCGCCTGGACGTGGCGAAGAAGCGCGCCGAACTGAAGCTGCTGGAGAGCCCCGAGGACGATGCGCCGCCAACCAGCGTCGCGGTGACCATCATCGATGCGAGGGTGCGCGATGCCGACGCTGAATAGGCCTCAGGCGAAGTTCCTGGCGCTTCCGCACAAGTTCTGCGGCTTCGTGGCCGGGTTCGGCTCAGGCAAGACCTGGGTGGGCTGCTCCGGCCTCGCCCAGCATGCCTGGGAGTGGCCGCGCATTAACGCCGGCTACTTCGCCCCGACCTACGCTCAGATCCGCGACATCTTCTATCCGACGATGGAGGAGGTGGCCTTCGATTGGGGGCTGCGGACCAAGATCAACCAGGCGAACCATGAGGTTCACCTCTACAGCGGCAGCGCCTACCGCACGACGATCATCTGCCGCTCCATGGAGAAGCCGCAGACCATCGTTGGCTTCAAGGTCGGCCGGTCCTTGGTGGACGAGCTCGACGTCCTGTCGCTGATCAAGGCTCAGCAGGCCTGGCGCAAGATCATCGCGCGGATGCGCTACAAAGTGGACGGCCTGCGCAACCGCGTGGATGTCACCACTACCCCGGAAGGCTTCAAGTTCGTCTTCCAGCAGTTCGTGAAGCAGTTGCGCGAGAAGCCGCACCTGCAGGACCTGTATGGCCTGGTTCAGGCCAGTACCTACGACAACGAGGCGAACCTGCCGGACGACTACATCGATTCGCTGATGGATTCGTACCCGCCGCAACTGATCGCGGCGTATCTGCGCGGCCAGTTCGTCAACCTGACGTCGGGCACCATCTACACCGCCTACGACCGCACTCTCAACGCCTCGCAGGAGACGGTTCAGCCAGGCGAGCCGATATTCGTGGGTATGGACTTCAACGTCGGCAAGATGGCCGCCGTCGTGCATGTGAAGCGCCTGGGCCTGCCGCACGCGGTCGACGAGATCGTCAACGGGTACGACACGCCGGACATGATCCGCCAGATCAAGGAGCGGTTCTGGCTGTACGCCGACGGCGACTATCGGCCGACCCGCCAGATCAGGATCTACCCCGACGCCTCCGGCGACTCTCGCAAGTCGGTACGGGCCAGCGAGACCGATATCGCGCTGCTCAAGCAGGCCGGCTTCGTCGTCTCGGCGCCCGCCGCCAACCCGCCGGTCAAGGACCGGATCAACTCCATGAACGCCATGTTCTGCAACGCCAAAGGCGAGCGCCGGTATCGGGTCAACCCCGACCGGTGCCCGACCTATGCCGACGCCCTGGAACAGCAGGTGTGGGGCGCAAACGGCGAGCCGGACAAGTCGGCCGACATCGATCACCCCAACGATGCTGCGGGCTACTTCATTCACAAGGAATTCCCGGTCGAGCGACCTGCGGCCGTTGTTACCACCCTGAGGTTCTGATCATGAGCGATTCCGTTTGCCAGTGCTGCGCCGCTGTCGAGGAGATGCGCGAGCACTGGAAGCTGATCGATTGCATCAAGGGCGGCACCTCGGCCATGCGCGAGGCGGGGGAGGCGTATCTGCCCAAGCGGCAGCTCGAGACGAGGGAGGACTATGAAGCGCGGCTGAAGCTGGCGACGCTGCACCCCGCGTTCGAGGAAACGGTCGGCGCCATGGTGGGGCGGGTGTTTGCGAAGCCGGTCGTGATCGGTGATGACGTGCCGCAGGAGATCGCCGACCTGCTGACCGACGTGGATACGGAGGGACGTGATCTGCAGGTGTTCGCCCAGGACTGGTTCCGCGGCGGGCTGGAGTATGGCCTGAAGTTCGCCCTGGTCGAGATACCGCAACGGCCAGAGGATCTGCCGAACACACGACAGGCCGAGCAACAGGCCGGCTTCAGGCCCTACGGGGTGCTGATCGAGCCTGGCCAGGTGCTGGGGTGGAAGACCGGCAAGGTTGCTGGTATCGACAGCCTGACCCAGTTCCGCTTCCGGACGTGCCGGGTGGAGGAGGTGGACGAGTTCACCGACGAGTCCGTTGAGCAGATCCGCGTGATCGAGCCCCACCGGCATCGAGTGTTCGAGGAGGGCAAGGACGGGTGGGAGATGGTATCGGACACGCCGAACACGCTCGGCTTCATTCCCTTGGTGCCGTATTACACCGCGCGTACCGGGTTCCTCACGGCGAAGCCACCACTGCTCGAACTCGCCCACCTGGTGGCAAAGCACTGGTGGCTCCAGTCCTCCCTGGACAGTCTGGTTGATGTCGCCTGCGTGCCGATCCTGGTGATGACTGGCGTCGACTCCGGCGACGAACTGGCCATCGGTGCGCGCTCCGCTGTGAAGTTGCCTCGGGAAGCCGACATGAAGTACGTCGAGCACACCGGCGCTGCCATCAAGACCGCGCGGGAACAACTTGACTCACTGCAAGAGGAGATGCGGCAGGCCGGTGCGAAGCTGGTGGAAAAGTCCACCCAGGTCATGACGGCGAAACAGTCTGGCGAGGAATCGGCGAAGGAGACCAGCAAACTGGCGATGATGTGCCAGGGCCTGCAGGACAGTCTGGTGCTGTTCTTATCGTACCTCTCCCTCGCACTGAACAACCGCGCCGAGGGCGGCACCGTGCAGCTCCAGCCGAATCTCGACCCGGATTACGCTCCGGCCGAGACCATGGGTGTGCTGCAGCGCATGCGTGACGGCGGCTCGTTGTCAGACCAGACCCTGTTCAACGAGGCCCAGCGCCGCGGCATGCTTGCCGAGGACCTGGACTGGGAGTCGGAGCAGGAGCGGATCCGCAATCAGGAGCCTGCGATATGACTCGCTTGGAGGTGCTGCTGGCGGAGCTGTATACCGACCATGGTATCGACCTGATCAGGACCACGGCGGGTATGTCGAAGGAAGTCGAGGAGAAGATCACCGAACTCGCCGAGGAGTTGGTGAAGCTGCTGCAGGGCCGCCGGTTGCCGCTGAAGAACGTCAAGGAGGTCAACGCGATCCTCGACGAGGCGGCCAAGGCAATCAAGGCGCAGTACACCGAGATCGCTGCAGCGCATGATGCCAATCTGCGGCAACTCGCGGTCATCGAAGGAGGCTTCGCGTCGAGCTCAGTCAACAGCCTGGTGAGCCGGCCAATCATGCTCGGCGTCGGCAAGAACCGACTCAGCGCCGTGGTTGCGAATACGCTCATCGAGGGCGCGCCTACCAAGCAATGGTGGCTCAAGCAGGCTGCGGATGTGTCGTTCCGGTTCGCCGGTGTGGTGCGCAATGGCTTCGTGAACGGCGAGACCACGGAACAGATGGTCACCCAGATCGTCGGCCGCCGGGCTCGGGGCGACCAACCGCCGGTGAAGGGCTTCATGGATGTCAGCAAGCGCGCGGCTCGGACCTTGGTCCACAACAGCGCCCAAGCGGTGGCCAATGGCGCCAGGATGGAGGTTTACAAGGCCAATTCTGGCGAGAATGGCCCGGTGAAAGGGTATCGCCAGCTCAGCACCCTGGACTCGCACACCACTGAAATCTGCATGGTCTACGACCAGAAGACTTGGGATCTGCAGTTTAGGCCTGTGGGGCACTCGTTGCCGTACAAGCAAGGTTGCCCGCGGCACTGGGGGTGTCGCAGTGCCACTCTGCCTTGGCTCAAGACGATGCGTGAGCTAGGTATCGACGTCGACGAGGTGAAGAGCACCCGGGCGTCGATGGACGGCCAGGTGCCGGCCAGTCTGAACTTCGAGACATGGCTCAAGGGTAAGTCGAAGGCCTTCCAGGACGAGAAGCTGGGGCCCGGCCGCGCCGACCTTTGGCGCCGAGGCGTCATCACCTTGAGCGACCTGTTGGACCAGCGGGGTAACCCGCTGAGCCTGGCGCAACTTAGGGAGTCAGTCGGAATTCGCTAACCTGCTGCTCTCGCAGGAGTGCCGCAGCTTATCGAACTCGACCATCTGCTCTCGGTACTGCTGGGGCCAGAGCCTGTAGCCAGCCAATGCTGCTCGGATCGCTGTTTCCTGCTGCTCTGGCGTGCTTGCAGTCATTCCCTGTCGTGTCAGCTGCGCGATGGTCAGGGCTGCAAGGGCGAGCTCGGGAGGGGCTGACCTGCCCCCAGTTTTAGTACCGCTGCCTAGTTAGTAGGCCCTGGGGTTGATATTAATTTTTCCTGCTTCAGCTGCTGCTGGCGAGTTCGCCAACTTGCAGCAAATTCTGCTGGGGTGAGATTGCCAATCGCGCTGTGCGGTCGGTGTTCGTTGTAATCCCGCCGCCAGGCCGCGATGCGGATTCTCGCTTCGGCCAGCGAACAGAACCAGTGCTCATTGAGGCATTCGTCCCGGAACTTACCGTTGAACGACTCGATGAAGGCATTCTGCGTGGGCTTACCAGGCTGAATCAGCTTCAGCTTGATGTCGCGCTGATAGGCCCATTGATCGAGTGCCTTGCCGGTGAACTCGGGCCCCTGGTCGGTGCGGATCGCTTTCGGGTAGCCGCGAAACCGCGCCATCTCGTCCAGCGCCCGTGTGACGCGAAAGCCGCTGATACCGTGCTCCACCAGGATGCCGACCGACTCCTTGGTGAAGTCATCGACCACCGTCAGGCATTTGATCCGCCGCCCGGTGCTCAGTGCATCGAAGACGAAGTCCATCGACCAGACCTGGTTTGATGCGCTCGGCAAACTCAGACGTTCGCGCTCCACCGCGACGCCATGGCGGCGCCGCCGCCGTTTCACCATCAAGCCGGCAGCGCGGTACAGGCGATAGATCCGCTTGTGGTTAACCTGCACGCCAGCACGCCGCAGCAGGATGTGCAGGCGGCGATAGCCAAAGCGCCGGCGCTCCACCAGTTGGGCTTGCAGCTCGGTGTTTTGCACACTGGCTCGCGGCTGGTAGCGCAACACCGAGCGGGACAGCCCGATCAACTGACAGGCACGACGCTCGGAGATGCCGGTTCGCGCCTGCATCTCCTGCACCGCCTCCCGCCGTGCTGTCGGGCTTACCCTTTTCCCCGGGCGACCACTTTCAGCGACTCGATGTCGAGGTGGGCCTCGGCGAGCAACTTCTTCAATCGGCTGTTTTCCAGTTCAAGATCCTTCAACCGTTTGGCGTCCGCCACGGTCATACCGCCAAACTTGGCCCGCCAGGTGTAGAACGAGGCATCACTGAAGCCGTGTCGGCGACACAGTTCCTTCACCGGCACACCGGCCTCCGCCTGCTTGAGGAAGTCGAGAATCTGCTCTTCGGTAAAACGCTTTTTCACTGCCGTCTCCTGCTCGGAAAACGGACTCTACTAAGTTTGACGTGGTACTGAAATCGGGGGGCAGGTCAGGGCATACGCATTCACTTCGAAAGCGGCCCGGATGATCTCCTTGCCCGCACTGTTGAAGGATTGCTGATCGTTTTCGACCGACGCTCCAATCAAGCTCCCGAGTGTTCCAAAGAGCCGTTCGCCAACCTCACGTAGTTTCGCCTCCTGGGTGTCGATGCGCTGAATACAACTTTGGACTGCAATTTGTTCGATAGAGCGATCGCTCGATTTCGTCGCTATCAGCTGGCCACCCAACGCGGCAAATCCCCCTATGGCTGCTGCAATCAAGGGGCTCAGTGCATTCCATAGTGAGTTCGTGGTGGTGCTCATCTTGAGTTCCATTTGCAATCGGTAGGAACGCATCAAATTACAACCTACGACCCGCCTTGGCGGGTTTTTTTATGCCTGCGTTTCGGATGGAGCGGGGCGCCTTCCGGGCCAGATGGCCCATCGCAATGGCCGGATGGCCGGAGAAAGACGAGATGAAACTGAAGACTGTCGAAGTCGATGGCAAGCAATACGCCGAGGTCCAGGATGGCAAGCCGGTCTACGTGGAGGATGACGGCAAGGAGATCGCTTTCGATGCGGTTGGTACCCGAGCCACCATCACCCGCTTGAACGGAGAGGCCAAGCAGCACCGCGAGCGGGCGGAGAAGGCCGAGAAGATCGCAAAAGACTTCGACGGCATCGAGGACCCGGCCGCAGCGCGCAAAGCCCTGGAAACCGTCGCCAACCTCGACGCGAAGAAGCTGGTGGATGCCGGCGAGATCGAGAAGGTGAAGGCTGAAATCGGCAAGGCCTACGACACCAAGCTGACCGAGGCCACCACGCGCGCGGAGCAGTTGGAGCAGCAGCTCTACGCCGAGAAGATCGGCGGCAGCTTCTCCCGCTCGAAGTTCGTGGCCGACCGCCTGGCTGTTCCGGCCGACATGGTGCAGTCCGTGTTCGGTAAGCACCTGAAGATCGAGGACGGCAATGTCGTCGCCTACGACGCCCACGGCAACAAGCTGTACAGCAAGGCCCGTCCCGGCGAGGCCGCCGACTTCGATGAAGCGCTGGAGATTCTCGTCGACCAGTACCCCTACCGCGACCAGATCCTGAAGGGTTCTGGCCACTCCGGCGGCGGAACGCCCCCGGGCGGCAAGCCCTCCGGCAGCACGGCCAAGTCGCTCGCCGACTGCAAGACCGAGGCCGAGAAGGTCGCCTACCTCGAAACGATCAAGTAAGGAGGCCACATGGCTTTCGATCTCGCTGTATTCAACAAGCAGACCTACACGGCTCTGACCGAAACCGTCGCCCAGGCGATCGACAAATTCAACCAGGCATCCGCCGGCACCATCGTCCTGCAGAACGCGCCGGCGCAGGGCGACTTCGACATCAAGGCCAGCTTCAAGCTGATCGCCAATCTGGTGCGCCGCCGCAACGTCTACGGCAACGGCGACGTGGCTGCGACTCGTCTGACGCAGTTGCTCAACGCCGCGGTGAAGGTCGCCGCCGGCACACCACCGATCGAGTATGAAGCGGCCCAGTACAACTGGGTGTTGCAGAACCCGGCGTTGGCGGCCCTGACCATCGGTGAGCAACTGGGTAAAGCACGTGTCGCGGACATGCTGAACACCGCTATCCGCGGCGCGGTGGCTGCGATCAGTGGTCACGCCGACGCGACCCATGGCAGCGCCACCGAGACCGCAACCTTCCGCACCCTGAACAAGGCGGCGTTCAAGTTCGGTGACCGCGCCAACGCCATCGCGGCCTGGGTGTTCCACTCCAGCGTGGTCAGCGATCTCTACGACAACGCTCTTGCGAACGCCGAGAACCTGTTCACCTACGACGGCGTGAACGTGATGCGCGACCCGTTCGGCCGCCTGTTCGTGGTGACCGACGCCGACTCGCTGATCGTGCCGGCTGGCGCCGACCCCGAGTCCAACCCGGCTTCGTTCCGCTCGCTGGGCCTGGTGCAGAGCTCGGTGCTGGTGACCGGTAACAACGACTTCGACGCTGTTCTGAACCGCACTACCGGCAAGGAGAACCTGGGTTCGGTCTACCAGGCCGAGTGGAGCTACAACCTGGGCGTGCTCGGTTACACCTGGAAGACCGGTGCGGGCGGCGCTTCGCCGAACGATACCGCGATCGGCACCGCGGCGAACTGGGAGCGCACCGCCACCAGCGTCAAGGACACCGCCGGCGTTCTCGTGCTGAGCAAGTAACCGCAGAGGGGCCGCCAGGCCCCCCCTTTTCATGAGGTGGACAATGACCAAGAAGATTCTGTGGTTCGTAGCTGGCCCGGCGACCTCGGACCAGATGGACTTCGCCCAACGCAATGGGCTGACGATTCGGGACCCGCTCGCCTATCGCCAGGGTGACTTCCTCGAACAGGCCGATGCGGTGGCTGGCGAGGTACCGCGGGCATACTCGGCGGCCTACGACCTGATCGAACTGCAAACCATCGGTGCTGCGAAGGCTTCGGGCGGCCAGGACGGCGAGCTGACCCTCGACGAAATCAAGGCTGACCTGAAGGCCCTCGGCGTTGCGTTCGATGGGCGTGCAGGCAAGGCTGCGTTGGCGAAACTGCTCGCCGAGGCGAAGGCGGCCCAGGAGCCCTCGCCGTTGAACGACGAGCAGGTGCTGGCGCGTCTCGTTGAACTGGGTGTCGAGGTGCCGGAAGGCGCCACGCCCGATTCGCTGCGCGAGCTCCTGAAGGCGACCGAGGAGAAAGCCAATGGCGGTGGTGACTGAGGGTGACAGCGCCAACAGCTACGTCTCCGTCGACCAGGCTACCGAGTATCACGCTCAGCGCGGCAATGCTGCCTGGGCGTCGGCCTCCAATGATAGCCGCTCCTCGGCACTGATCAGGGCGACCGACTACATCGACCGCAGCTATCAATTCCGAGGCTCGAAGGTCGACCCGGACCAGCCGTTGGAGTTTCCACGCACCGGCCTGGCATGGCCGAACCGGAAACTGCAGGCCGCAACGTGCGAACTGGCCCTGCTGGCGCTCGACGGGCCGCTGCACACGGTACAGCAGGCCTCCGCCGTGAAATCCGAGACGGTGGGGCCCCTCACCACGGTTTACGCCGATCCGGTGAACCAGGGGCAGCCGCGCTACGTTGCAGTGGATCGGCTTCTGGAGGCGCTGACCGTCGGCGGCGGCATGTTCAACGTCAGGGTGTCGAGGATGAGCTGATGGCTGATATCTACGACCGTTCCCGGGCGATGGCCATACGCATGCTGGCACCGCGGAGTAAGGGCGGTAAGGGGCTTGAGCTACGCCTGACCAAGTTCGAGCAGGGCGAGTACGACCCGGCGACTGGTGGAAGTCCAACCATTGAGCGCCGCTTCGATGGTTCCGGCATGCGCCAGGACTACGATGTGCGGGTTATCGATGGCTCGCTGATCCAACAGGGTGATGTCGAGATCATCATGTCACCAGTGCAGCTCGGGGGGCAGGACATGCCGGTGCCGAGGAACGGCGACCGTATCGAGTTCGACGGCGAGGCCTTCAAGGTGGTGACTGCGAAAGCCTGGAATTATGCCGGCCTGGACATCGGTTTCGTCGCGCAGGCGAGGAGGTAGCGCATGGCCCGTGGCTCTCGCATGCGTCAACGCTACTCAGGGCGCCAGGGCAGCTTCGCTGCAGCGGTGGCGCAGTTCCGCGACCAAGCCTTGGCTGCCGGCGATGCGATCTACCAGCGGATCATGTTGGACCTGTCGGTCAAGGTGATCGAGAAATCTCCAGTCGGTGACCCGGAGCGGTGGGCCGCGAACGTCGCTTACCGCCAGAGGGCGAGCGCCGCGGCGGACCGCTACGACGAGAACGTCGCGATTCGCAATACCCTGATCAACCTGAATCCGAGCAACTTCACCAGGAACGGGAAGCTACGTCGAGGCGTGAAGCACGCGAAGCCGCTGACCAAGGCGGAGCGTGACCAGAACTTCGACGTCAACGGGATGGTGGCCGGGCGCGGGTATGTTGGCGGGCGCTTTCGGGCCAACTGGCAGTTCAGCATTGGCATGGCCGCACCGGGGGAGATTGATGACGTCGACCCGACTGGCAGCAAGGCAATTTCTGCAGTGACCGCTGGGGTCCAGCCGCTGAAGCTCGGTGATACCGCCTACCTGGTGAACAACCTGCCGTATGCGGTACCGCTGGAGTACGGGCACTCCAGCCAGGCGCCGGCTGGCATGGTCCGGGTGACCATCGCCGAATTCCAGCAGATTGTGGAGGCCGCCGTCAGGGCGAACCAGGTATGAGTCACGAGATCATTCAGCAACTATTCGAGGCTCGCCTGGACGTCTGGGCGAAGGCCAAGGGGATCCCGGTCGCGTACCCGAATGTGACGTTCGAACCGACGCCGGGTGCCATCTATCTGCGCTGCTTCACGCTGCCCGGGGGCACGACAAGTAGCGACTTGGGCGGCAACCACCGGGGCTTCACCGGTGTGTTCCAGATCAGCATCGTGGTCCCAGGCGGGCAGGGCACCGGCGTTGCCGCAGACATCATCGCCGAGTTAGGTCAGCAGTTCCCTCTCTACAGCGAGTTGTCTCGCCCCGGTTTCTCAGTGCAGGTGGTGAGCCCCCCAGCGCCGGGACCCTGGATATCGGGGGACATCGCCGATACCAAGCCAGTCTCCATCGGCTATCGCGCCGACATCTTCTGATCGCCCGCATGGGCACACCAGCACCCGCCATGAGCGGGTTTTTTCATTTCCACACGAGGAAAACTCCATGTCCGCAAGCCTCCCCAACGGCGCGCTGCTGGCCATTGCTGCCACCTACGGCCCGGCTATTCCGGTTACCGCTGTCTCCAACGCCAAGCCAGCGGTTGCTACCGCAGATGCTCACGGCCTGCTGGTGGGTGACGTCGTGTCGCTGGTGTCCGGCTGGACCGGCCTGAACGGCCGAGCCGTCAAGGTCGCAGCTTCCACCGAGGACACCTTCTCCCTGGGCAATATCGATACCACGGATGTGATCCGCTACCCGGCCGGTGGCGGCATCGGTTCGGCGAAGAAGGTCCTCACCTGGCAGCAGATCCAGCAGGTGATGAACCCGACCACCTCCGGCGGCGAGCAGCAGTTCGTCCAGTACCAGTACCTCGAGGACGATGACCAGCGCCAGTTGCCTACCTTCCGCAACGCGCAGTCGTTCTCGATGCCGATCGCCGACGACCCCAACTTGCCGCAGTGGGCGGTGATTGAGGCGGCGGACCAGAGTAAGGCGCTGCAGGTGATCCGCCTGACGCTGCGCAACGGATCGGAGGTTTTCTACAACGGCTACGTCTCGGTCAGCGACACTCCGACCCTGAACGTCAACGAAATCATGACCCGGACCCTGACCATCGCTCTCGATGGTCGCCCGGTTCGCTACAACCCGGCCCCCTAAGGAACTGTCATGGCGAAGAAGTTCAGCATCGCGCAGGCGCCCACCTTCGAATCCAGTGTGGAGATTCCCCGCCTCGGCGGGGAGTCCATCAAGGTGCCATTCACCTTCAAGTACCTGGATCGTGAAGCGCTGGCCGACCTCTACAGCAGTTGGGGGGAGCGGTTCGAGCGCCTGGTCGAGGAGACTCGCGAGCAGTCTCTGGAAGCGTTCACCACGGCTCAGATCGACCTCCAGGTCGAGCAGGTACAAGCCGTTGTGGCCGGGTGGGGGTTCGACGAGGCGTTCACCGAGGCCAACGTCCGGCTGCTGGTGTCCTCCTTAGTCAGCGTGCCCGAGGCCATCCTCGAGGCCTACCAGAGCGCCTACAGCAGAGGGCGCTTGGGAAACTGAAGCGCGCCGCACAGGAGCTCTATCGGCCTGTAGCCAGCCCCCAGGAGCTGGCGCAGTTCGGATTGTCGCCGGATGACTTCGACGAAAGCGACGAGCAGATGGAACTCTGGCCCTGCAACTGGACGGCTTTCATCGTCTTCGAGGCGATGAGTACCCAGTGGCGGGCCGGCATGTGTGGCGCAACAGGCCTGGACTACACCGCTTTGCCGGTGGTGATGCAGATGTGCGGCGTAGCCGCTGATGAGCAACCCGCGGTATTCGCGGATATCCGGGTGATGGAAGACGCTGCGCTGAAGGTCTTCCGCGAGCAGAGGGAGTCGGGATGAGCAACTTCGCCGAACTGGGCATCAAGGTCGATTCGAGCCCGGCCGTAAAGGCGGCCGAGGACCTCGACAAGCTGGTCGACTCCGCCGATCAGGCCGAACAGGCAATCGACAACCTGTCCGACGCCAGCAAGGGCCTCGAGCAGGCCACCAAGGGAGTGTCGCGCGCGGAGGAGGACGCTGCCCGCAGTGTCGACAAGGCGGCCGGTGCGCGTGAACGCCAGGCTGCTGCCAGCCGGAAGGTATACGACAGTGCCGCTGGCGAGATATCCATCATTAGCCAGTTGGAACGGGCGCTCTCCGGCAACGTCGCCAACATCGACGATCTGATTCGCGCCGAGAGCTTGCTCGAGCGGGCGCGCAAGGCCGGCCTGACCACGCTGCAGGACGAAGCGCAGTATCAGGATCGCCTGGGTGCGGCCTATGACCGGTTGCAGAAGGCGGAAACCAAGGAGGCCGCCGAGAAGCAGCGCCTGGTTGCGGCGCAGAACCGTCAGATCGAAGCGATGCAACGCACGGTCAACAGCATCGATCCGGTGACCGCCGCGTTGGCCAGGCTTGAGAAGCAGGAAGCCGCGTTGCGTGGGCTTCGCGCCGCCGGCGGGCTGGATGACGCCGGATTGGCCGCCGGCCTGGAGAAGATCGCGGCGAAGCGGCGGGACATCGAAGGGACCGGCGGCGCGATCAACAAGCTCGGGCTGACCAGCAAGGAAGCGCGCGAGAACGTGCTGCAGTTGGGTAACGCCCTCTCCACTGGTAACTGGCGGGTCGCCGCCCACAACATCGCCGAGATCGGTGTGAACGCCGGCGGCGCCGCTCGCGGTGTTATCGGCGTCCTGGCGCCGGTTGGTCTGCTGGCAGCGGCGATCGGTGGTGTGACTGCGGCGGCGTACCTGGGAAGCAAGGAACAGGGCGAATACAACAAGGCGCTGATCATGACCGGCAACTACGCTGGCACCAGTGCCTCTGGACTGGGCGAAATGGCCCGCCAGGTCAGCAGTACGGTTGGCACGACCGGAGCTGCTGCCGAAGTGCTGGCCACCTTGGCAGGCAAGGGAGACCTGGCCAGCGAAAGCTTTGTCGCCATCACCCAGGCCGCGCTCTCGATGGAGGAGGCAACTGGCCGCGCGGTAGGGGATACCGTCGCCGAGTTCGTGAGGCTGGGAGAGGACCCTGTGAAGGCCTCGAAAGCCCTGAACGAGCAGTACAACTACCTGACCGCATCCGTCTACTCGCAGATCAAAGCGCTGGAGGAGCAGGGGGATCACGCCGGCGCGGTGAAGCTGGCGACTGAGGCCTACGCTGACGCAATCAACCAGCGGACCCCGAAGATTCTGGAGAACCTGGGTTGGATTGAGCGTGCTTGGGATGGAGTCGCACGTGCTGCGAAGCGCGCATGGGATGATGCCAAGAGCATTGGTCGCCAGGACATCGACTCCCAGATCGCCGACGTGGAGCGGCGCCTTGCCCAGCTCGATCAAGGTGGTTTCGGCCTGGTCGGCAACCGCGACGAGAGCCGGAACCGCCTGCGCGAAGAGCTCGACATGCTCCGCGAGCGGAAGAAGGCGATGGAGGACGATGCCAGAACCGCCGGCGAGCGCGCTCGGGCTGAACAGGCCGCCCAGAATGCTATTGACCGGATCGACGCTCGTTCCAGGGCGGCGCTGACCAACCAGCAGAAGCGCGCCAAGGAGTTGGAGCAGTACAAGAAGGATCTACAGGCGATCCGCGAGGTGAACCCGAACGATGACCGCCTGCAGCAGGCGACCATCGATCGCGAGATCGCCAACATCAACGCCAAGTACAAGGACCAGAAGGGCTCCGCCGGTTCGGTGGACCTACGCGCGGCCAACGCCGCGAAGAACAGCTTGGCCGAGATCACCGCGACCTACCGTAACGCGCAAAAGGAATTGGAGGCATCCCAACGCGCAGGCGTGATCAGCGCGGAAAGTTACGCGCAGCAGCGCATCTCGATCATCCATCAGGAGCGGGATGAGGTCACCCATGCCTACGAGCGTGAAATCGCAGCGCTGGAGGCTGCCAGGGCGAAGCAAGGAACCTCGGCAGCCCAGCGAATCCAACTCGACCAGAAGATCGCCGACGCCAGGACGGCGTTGGTCAAGGCGCAGCAGGACGCAGATTCACAGCTTAACCAGATCGAACTCAGCGAACAGGGGAGGCTTCGGCGACAGGAGCAGTCGGTGCAGCGCTACACGCAGGCGCTGCAGGCGCAGGTCGATGCGTTGCGCCTGGAGGGCGAGCGCGCTGCGGCCGGTGTCAGCATGGGCGGACGAGAGCGGTCCCGCTTCGAGCAGTTGAACAGTCTCGACGACCGCTACAACCAGCAACTGTTGGACCTGGAGAACCAGCGCTCCGATCCCAGTCGGCAGATGTCGGACGAGGAGTACGAAAAACGTCTGGCTGTGCTCAGGAAGGCGCATCAGGACCTGCGGGACACCGTGGTCAGCAACTACGACCAGATGACCGCTGCCCAGTCAGACTGGAGCAACGGAGCGAGCGGAGCCTGGAACGACTATCTCGAGAGCGCCAGGAATGTTGCTGGGCAGACACATGACCTGTTCACCAACGCGTTCCGCGGCATGGAGGACTCAATCGTCAACTTCGCGATGACCGGCAAGCTGTCGTTCGCCGACTTCGCCAAGAGCATCCTGGCCGACATGGCGCGGATTGCAACGCGCGCCGCTGCTTCGCAGGCCCTTTCGTCCCTCTTCGGCGGCTTCTTCGGCGGTGGAAACGCTGCCGTGCAGTCGGGCGTCGACAACCTGGTGAGCAACAGTGGGCTGTTCGCCAACGGTGGCGCGTTCGCCGGAGGCGTGCAGATGTTCGCCACCGGCGGGGCCTTCACCAACAGCGTGGTCAGCACGCCAACCGCGTTCGGCATGAGCGGCGGCCGCCTGGGTGTGATGGGCGAAGCGGGGCCAGAGGCAGTGATGCCGCTGACCAGAACCTCGTCCGGCGCCCTCGGTGTGCGCGCTATGGGCGGTGGTGGTTCGCAGATCAACGTCGAGGTGAACATTGCCTCGGATGGTTCGGCCAACGTCTCCAGCAGCCAGCCTGGCCTGGACCAGTTCGGTCGCGACATCGGAACGTTCGTCGAGCAGAAATACCGACAACTCCTGGCGCGTGATCTGCGGCGTGACGGTGCGATCGGCCGGGCCATCAACGGGTAGAGCACATGGCAATCGAAACCTTCACTTGGGCCACCGAGAGCGGTGGCGAGGGCGACATAACCTTCGCCACCAGGTCCTCGCAATTCGGTGACGGCTACAAGCAGTTGGTGAGCGAAGGTCTGAACAGCAAGTCCCAGAGCTGGCCGGTGTCCATCACCGGGCCGGCGGCGACCATCAAGGCCGTGATGGACTTCCTGGACCGCCACACCGGAGCGCGTGCATTTCTCTGGACGCCGCCCCTGGGCGGCCTGGGCTTCTACACCTGTGCGGGCTACCGGCCCGTCAACCTCGGCGGCCGGGTCTACCGGCTGACCGCGACCTTTGAACAGGCATTCCATCCATGACGCTGATCACCGATATCCAGAAGCTGGAGCCCGGCGGCGAGGTCGTGCTGTTCGAGCTCGACGGCAGCGACTTCGGCGCCGACGTGGTCCGGTTCCACGGACACGCTATCCCGCACAGCCCGCAGGAACTGGCCGCCGCCGGTGCCAACGCCGACCAGTTACCGGCGAAACCGATCTGGTGGCAGGGCCACGAATACGCGGCCTGGCCGGTGCAGATCGAGGGCATTGAGGCCAACAGCGATGGTACTGCGGCGCGGCCGAGCTTCACCGCCGGCAACGTCAATGGCCGGATTACGGCGCTCTGCCTGGCGTTCGAGGACCTGCTCCAGTTCCGCCTCACCATCCGGACGACGCTGGCGAAATATCTGGACGCGGCGAACTTCCCAGGCGGCAATCCTGACGCTGATCCCTCCCAGGAGATCGTCGAAATCTGGTACTTGGACCAGAAAACCAGCGAGGACGGCCAGTACGTGGCTTGGGAACTGGCCTCGCCAGGCGACGTTGGCGGCGAGCAGGTCGGCCGGCAGATGACCACCCTGTGCCATTGGGCGATGACGGGCGGGTACCGCGGGCCCGACTGCGGCTACACCGGCCCGTACTTCGACATCGACGGCAACCCCACCGACGACCCAGCCCGGGACGAGTGTGATGGCTGCCTGGGCACCGGCTGCATCCCGCGCTTCGGTGAAGGCAACCAACTGCCCTTCGGCGGCTTCCCTGCCGTCTCGATCATCGCCAGGAGCTGACCATGCTCAAGCACATCCTGTCTGCCGTGCAGAAGCATGCCGCGGCAGAGTATCCGCGCGAGTGCTGCGGACTGATCATCCGTTCTCGCCGGAGCCAGCGATACGTTCCCTGCGAAAACACCGCTGCCGACGCCGGCGAAGAGTTCCGCATCGCACCGAAGGCGTATGCCGAGGCAGAGGACCAGGGCGAGATCGTCGCCGTGGTGCACAGCCATCCCGATGCCACCAGCCGACCGAGTGCCGCAGACGTCGCTATGTGCAACGCCTCGGGCCTGACATGGCACATCCTGAGTTGGCCGGAGGGCGACTTGCGTACCATCGAGCCCGTCGACCAGGTGCCGCTGCTCGGGCGCGCCTTCGTGCATGGGGTGCAGGACTGCTGGCAGGTCTGCGCCGACTGGTACCAGAGGGAGTGGGGCATCGAGTTCCCGCACTTCGAGCGTGCCGATGGCTGGTGGGAGCGGGCAGACGGTCCAAGCCTCTACGAGCAGCGGTTCGAGGGGGCCGGCTTCATCCGGGTGGACCGGCCGCAGCGCGGCGACATGATCGTGATGGCTGTGGGACGTACCGCGCACCCGAACCACGCCGGGATCTACCTGGCGGACGATCCATCACTACCTGGCGAGGATGCGCAACACTTCGGCGCCGGGCCGTTCCTGTTGCACCACCTGTATGGGAAACCCTCAGAAATCATCGTGTTCGGCGGGCCGTGGCTCGACCGACTGCGCTTGGTGCTGCGGTATCGCGAATTGCCGAACGACGCGGGTCGGCAAAGTCAAGCGGAAAATCCACGGTAGCCCTCCCGGCATTTCTTTGGTGACGAAAAAAAATACTCCGGGCACCTACCGGGTATTTCTTGCGGCAATCGAAAAACCGTTTGGTCAGACTTTCTTCACCGGCCAAAAAAGCAAAACCCCCGAGAGCTGGCCGGCTTCGGGGGTTTTTGTTTCCACCCCTTGGGAAGGACAAGGAGCAGAACATTGTTCAATTATAGACCCAAGCATCGGGTCAAGGTAGATGGGAAAATGAACGCAACTGATGCCGGAATCGTTGGTAAGCGCCTGGCCAACGCCGCACTCATCCTAGCCACAGGCGTAGCTATTGCATCCATCATAGCAGCCATTGGAGTTGTGCTGGGTTGACTGAAACCGACCGCTAAGCGATCGGCGCTGCGGTATCGGAACGCGAAATGAAGCGGCTGTGCCGCGGGAGGAGAGTATGCAGCAGCGCTATTTGCTAACCATCCATGACCTATTTACGGTGCGCGATGGCGTGCGGTGCGGCGGCGAGGCGTTCGTGGCAATCCTCGACGATCAGGATGAAATCGACCGCTTGAGATTCGCCGGCATGACGAGTCCAGGTAGCGCTGGGTATCGTCGTAGCTATTCCGGGAAGTCTGGGCTCACCGCACGACTGGTTTCTGGTCCAGGGCGTATCACCTTCGAAGCGATCAGCTCGGCGGCGTGAGTCCGCCTACAAAGTTGTCAGTGCCCACCTCGTGCGAGCCGTATTCGACGCCGAAGCCTTCGCCGTGCAGTAACGCCTCAGCGTCCACTGCTTCCTTGGACGTATAAATATCCAGGTGCGCTCTGGACAACCGCCCAGCCTAGAACCCAGCCGGGACTGCCCGGGTCTTTAGGCAGATTGTGGACGAGACTTCTAATGATCATGTGATCTCCATTGTCAGGTGAATACCTTCCGGTGTCTTACGGCAGGGCACGCAGTACGTGTCCTATCTCATAGTCGCCCAGGTTCACCACCCAGCTTCCTTCCAATGGAGCCAGATAGCCGAGCCTGGTGCCGTCAGGGGCAAAGAGCACAGAGTCAATAATGCTGAAGGGTGGCTGTCCAGGCACCGTCGTTTGTCCAATGCCATCCACGATGTAACCAAGCACCTCCGTCGAGGCTCTGCTCTTGAAAATTGCCCACTTCCCAGTTAGATACGACTTTTCGGCCATAAAATGCTCCTTGTAGCTGTGGCAGATATCCATTGCGGCCTCGTGGTCTGTTTTGACGAGGCTGTTCAATATTACGGCACCTGAGTTGCTGGTGGCACTGTGATTCTATCCAGCCTTGAAACGACTGAGGTAGGCCCAGCGGTACGGCAGGATGCGTCTGGTACTGCGTTATCGAGAACGCTCCTTGTCCGCTTGAGTCCAGCTGTGTACTGGGTTCTCGTGCTGGCGTGGTGATGGTAGAGTCCGTCCCTTTCCAAAATCGCTGCGGAGAGCAAGGGATGCGCACCCTGGGAATTCTCGTGCTGCTGGTTGGAGTCGTGATGCTCATCAGCGCGCTCGCCATGGACACTACTGTCGGCACCATGTCTGGCGATCGAGTGAACAACATAGGCCTCATTGCTGCCAGAGAACAGAGAACTATCATTGCCGGCATTGCACTGATTATAGGCGTGCTGCTTGTAGTCCTTGGGAAAAGGAATGTGCCTACGCCTTCAGTTGCCTTTGACACTCGGTCATGTCCGTATTGCGCAGAGACTATCAAGTGTGCCGCCGTTAAGTGTCGATTCTGCGGCGCGGATGTGGAAGCGATTCCGGCTCCCAATGGGCCGCCTCCTCTAACTTATGGGTGGACGGTGAATATCGCATGTAAGCCCGGAGAAGAGTTCGATGGGCGTCTTGCGAAGCTTGAAGAACTTCAGTTGCCAATATTCTCCAGTGCTGAGTCCATAATTGTGGTTGGCCCATACGCGGAGAAGAAAAAGGCAGACTCAGTGAAAAGAAGGCTTAGTGCAGTCCACTATATGCATGGAGAACTGGACTGGATAGAGAGGAAGTAGATATCCCCGCTGTTTATCGATTTCAGTGCAGAACCGCCTCCGGGCGGTTTTTTATTACCTGGAGAAACACATGACCACCGCAGCGCACCACTCTCCGATGACAACCATCAAACTCTACGGCGCGCTCCGGCAGTTCGGCCGGGAGTACCGTATGCTCGTCGGGTCGAGTGCGGAAGCGATCAAGGCCTTGTGCGTGCAGATTCCAGGCCTCGAGCGCTTCCTCGCCAATGCCCACCTGCGAGGTATGGAGTTCGCTGTATTCCGTGGGAAACGGAACATTTCCCAAGATGAGCTGCAGTTCGGGGGCGCCGAGGAGATTCGCATTGCTCCGGTCATGCGTGGCCGGAAGCGTGGCGGGTTGGTGCAGACGATTGTGGGTGTTGCCCTTATCGTGGCGGCGACCATCATGGCCGGCCCAGGTGGTTTCGCCGCTGCTGGTGGTCTGACGGGGGCTATGGGGACAGCCGGTGTGGCGATGGCGATCGGCGGCGTCATCCAAATGCTCAGCCCCCAAGCCAAGGGCCTGAAGCAGAGCGCGGCGCCGGAGAACCTGCCCAGCTACGCCTTCGGCAGCGCCAGAAACACTACCGCCAGCGGGAACCCGGTGCCGATCTGCTATGGGAAGCGCCGCTGGGGTGGAGCGATTATTTCGGCGTCGATTTACGCGGAAGATAAAGCGTAGCATCATTGTGCTATCTTTTTTGCGAGACTAGCCTCATGCTAAATTTTGTTAAGAACTATATGGAGAAGCTGTTTATATGGTTTGAAGAGTTTGTGTCTCCAGAGGAGGCCGGAAATTTGAATGTTCGCCCTTTATTTGGGTTGTTTATGTTGGGTGGTTTCTTAGTGGTATCTGTTTTTGTTTTTGATCTGGTGCTTACAGTAATGCATCCTGCAAAGGATTGGCATGGCGCGTTTGGTGACTTTTTTGGTGGTATTGTTAACCCAATTTTGACTTTTCTGAGTTTTATGGGGCTTTTAATTACAATTGTAATGCAAAGGGTGGAGCTTAGAGAGACTAGAAGGGAGTTGGAGAAATCCGCAAAAGCTCTTGAGGAGCAGTCGTCACATTTCAAGTTGCAGAATTTTGAGTCTTCATTTTTCAAGATGATTGAGATACAGAGGTCGTGTGTTGCTAGTATGGCCTTTGGAAGTGTCTCTGGTAGGCGGGCGTTTTCTGGTTTTTGTAAAACTCTGAATAGTTATTTGGTGCGGGAAAATGTTAATTTAAGTTCGAGAAAAGCTCAGCATGAATTGGTTGATGAGTTAAGAATTAAGAATGGTTGGAGGAATTTTTGGGATCAGTATCAGTTGGAGGTTTCAAATTATTTTTCCAATCTGATGGTGTTGATTAGGTTTCTCGATGGATGGCAAGAGAATGATAGGGTATATATCGAGATTTTGCGCTCGCAGTTCTGTGATGAAGAAAGGGTTTTGCTTCTTTACTACGGAATTTATCACGGTGGCTACATTGGTCAGAGTATTATCAGGCTCGGATTAGTCGAGGGTCTCAATTTAAATAAGCTTACTTTTCAGAAAGATACTTCACTTTTGAAATAATCATCTTGTTGTCAAAGCCCGCTTCGGCGGGCTTTTTCATGCCCGGAGCAAAGCATGAGCGCAGTTCACCAGCACCTGGCCGGCCGCAAGGGCGGCAGTAGCAAGCCGAAACAGCCGGTCGAGGCACCCGACAGCCTGCGCTCGGTCGCGATGGCCAAGGTTCTGCTCGCCGTGGGCGAAGGCGAGTTCGCCGGCGTTCCGAGCGAGCGCGATATCTACCTCGACAACACCCCGCTGATGGACCCGAGCGGTAACCTGAACTTCCCGAACGTTAAGTGGGAGTGGCGCGCGGGGTCGGTGGACCAGGACTACATCCCTGGCATTCCTGCGGTTGAGAACGAGACGTCTGTCAACGTCGAGTTGCGCAGCGATACGCCCTGGGTGCGCTCGCTGAGCAATACCCAGCTTTCCGCAGTGCGCCTGCGCTTCGCCTGGCCAGCGCTCCAGCAGCAGGACACCAACGGCAACATCGGCGGGTACCGGATCGAATACGCCGTAGATCTGGCCACCGACGGCGGCGCCTATCAGGAGGTACTGCGCGAGGCCGTCGATGGCAAGACCACCACCCGCTACGAGCGCTCCCGCCGAATCGACCTGCCGGCGGCCACCAGTGGCTGGCAGTTGCGCGTGCGGCGCCTAACGCCGAACCAGAACAACAACCGTATCGCCGACACCATGCTGATCGCCGGCTACACCGAGGTGATCGACGCGAAGCTGCGCTACCCGAACACGGCCCTGCTGTATGTCGAGTTCAGCGCAGAGCAGTTCAGCAACATTCCGGCTGTCACAGTCGACTGCCGCGGGCGGAAGGTTCAAGTGCCGAGCAATTACGATCCGGAGACCCGGGCCTACCTCGGCATCTGGGACGGCACGATGAAACAGGCCTGGACCGACAACCCGGTCTGGCACACCTACGACATCGTGACCAATGATCGTTTCGGTGTGGGTAAACGCATCAAGGCCTGGATGGTCGATCGCTGGGAGATGTACCGGATTTCCCAGTACTGCGACCAGTTGGTGCCGGATGGGAAGGGTGGCCAGGAGCCGCGCCACACCTGCAACCTGAACCTGCAAAGCCGCGCCGGGGCGTGGGAGCTACTGCGCGACCTCACCGCTATCTACCGCGGCATGGCGTACTGGGCCCAGGGCCAACTGAAGATCCAGGCGGATATTCCGCGCGCCACCGACGTCGATTTCGCCTACACCCGGGCCAATGTCATCGACGGCCGCTTCAGCTACGGCTCAGCCAGTGAGCGCACTCGCTACAGCCGTGCCTTGGTCAGCTACGACAATCCGGCGAACAACTACGATACCGACGTGGCTGTGGCCACCGATAAGCGCCTGCAGCGGCGTTACGGCGATAACCCGGTCGAGGTGGCAGCCATTGGCTGCACCCGCGAGAGTGAGGCCCAGCGGCGCGGAAAATGGGCGATCCTGACCAACAGCCAGGATCGCACGGTAACGTTCCGTACCGGTATGGACGGGGCGATTCCGCTGCCGGGATGGGTGATTCCGGTGGCTGACGCGCTGTTGGCTGGACGGGAGATTGGGGGGCGGGTTTCTGCGGTTGCTGGCCGAGTGATCACCTTGGATCGCGATACTCAGGCGAAGGCTGGCGACCGCCTGCTCCTGAACCTGCCCAGTGGTAAGGCTGAGGCGCGAACCGTGCAGTCGATCGCCGGGCGCGCGGTGACCGTGACGACAGCCTACAGCGAGACCCCGCTACCGGAACTGGTCTGGACCCTCGATGCCGACGACCTGGCGGTGCCGCTCTACCGTGTGATGAAAGTCAGCCAGCCGGAGCGCGGTGTCTTCGAGATCACTGCGCTGCAGTACGAGCCCGGGAAGTTCTCAGCGATCGACACTGGCGCCAAGTTGGAGAGCCGGCCGATCAGCGTTATCCCGATCACCACCGTGGCGCCGCCGGCGAGCGTCACGCTGACCTCGCACTACCAGTTCGATCAGGGGTTGGCGGTCAGCACGATGACCATCGCCTGGCCCCCCGTGGAAGGGGCTGTCGCCTACGACGTGGAGTGGAAGAAGGACAGTGGAAATTGGATCCGCCTGCCGCGTGCCGGCACCACCAGCGTCGATGTGACCGGCATCTACGCAGGTGGATACCTGGCGCGAGTGCGTGCGGTGTCGGCGTTCGACATCACGTCGGTCTGGAAGAGCTCGATCCTGACCCAACTCAGCGGCAAGACCGGCGCGCCGCCGGCGCTGGCGTTCCTGCGCACCACCAGCGGGCCGTGGAAGATCGGCCTGGAGTGGGGATTCCCGGCCAGTGGCGCGTCGGACACCGCCTACACCGAGATCCAGCAGTCGGTTACCCCGGGCGGCAGCGAACAGAACGCAACTGCCCTGGGCTTGTTCGCATACCCGACCGACACCCACACGCTGACCTCGCTGGCGGCCGGCGCTCGCCTGGCCTTCCGCGGGCGGCTGATCGACCGGACCGGCAACGTCGGCCCATGGTCGGCCTGGGCCGACGGCATCAGCTCGACGGATGCGAGCGAGTACAACGAACTGATCACCAAGGAGTACGTCGAGTCCGCACTGGGCGAGCAGTTCTTCGCCGACATCGATCAGATGCAGGTCGATATCAGTGGCCTGCAGGACCAGATCGATAATCTGTCCGATGTGCTGGCCTACGACCCGACGAAGACCTACGCGAAGAACGATATCGTGCGGGTCGGCAACCGGCTGTATCAAGCGACGCAGTCGGTGCCGCTCAACGCCTCTCCGCCGAATGCGACCTACTGGGCCGACATCGGACAATCGATCGAGACGGCCAACGGTTTGGCCCAGCAGGTGGCCACCAACACCGCGGATATCACCGAGCTCGACGGCAAGGTCGAGGCGGCTGCTTCGAGCCTGGATGTTCTGCAGGCTGCCGCCCGCCGGGAGCCGGCGACCGGAGAGAAGGCGGATGCGCTGAAGGGCTGGGACACCATTGCTCGAGCCGCCACCGAAGTCACCGTGCGGGCGAACGAGGACGAAGCGCAGGCGAAGCGGACGAGCTTGCTGGAGGCGCGGACCGGGACGGCGGAGGGCAGGATCGCCACCGTGGAGTCGGTCGTTGCGTCGAACAATGCTGTAACCGTCCAACGCCTGGATCAGCTATCCAGCCAGGTCGCGAGCAACGCCTCGGCGATCAGCACCGAACAGACCGTCCGTGCCAACGCGGACAGCGCCCTGGGGCAGCGGGTGGATACCGTCAGCGCGCGCACCGATACCAACGAGGCGAACATCCAGACCACCTCTCAAGCGGTTACCTCTCTGGATGGCAACGTCAAGGCGCTCTACAGCGTGAAGCTCCAGGCGCATGCCAACGGGCAGAAGTACGCCGCTGGCTGGCAACTGGGCTTCGACAGCGGTACGAGCGTGACGACCATGGCGTTCCAGGCTGATCGGTTCCTCTGGTTCAACAGTTCCAGCGGGCAGACCGTGGCGCCGGTTTCGATCGTCGGCGGACAGATGTTCATCAACAACGCGATGATCCAGGACGGATCGATTACCAACGCGAAGATCGGCAACGTGATCCAGTCGACAGCCCTCGGTGCCAACGGCGAGCCGCTGTGGAAGCTGGATAAAGCGGGGAGCTTGACGATGAACAGTTCCACTAGCGGAGGTTTTATGCGGCAAACGGCAGAGGCGATCAAAGTGTATGACGGAAACTTAGTTCTACGAGTCCAGATTGGGAATCTGGATGTATGAGTTTCGGGATTCGGCAGCGCAACGCTAGCGGTAGCATTGTGTTCGATAGTTCCTCTTACGCCATGCGCATGGTGTATCGACTAGTTATAGGAAGTATTTCGCAAGGTATGTCGGTTGCTGTGCCGGGGTTCGATTCATCAAGGGGAGTGCTGTTCTTAACGGTCGAGGGGAATCCCTATGCATATATACCGTCATACACAATATCTGGATCCACTATAGCATTTGTGCGAAATGGTGCGTCTAACTCTATATATACATTATATGCGGTGATGTTTTCATGAGTTACGGTGTGAGGTTTGTAGGTGATTACGGTCAGGTCATAATCGATCAAGATCACCCATGCATGCATGTCGTTGCAGAAGGAACATACAGCGGAGGGAGTGTCACGTATCCCGCACCTATAGCTAGCGTAGTTCCTCCGTTTGTCTTCTTCTCGCCAAACGGTTCCCATCTAATATCTTTTTTTAAGCATGTGGGAGTTCCCGGTAGGTGGACCGGGTTCACGTTCTCTCAACTTGTGTTCTCGGCAATGACTGGAGTTGCGTATGGCGGTAAGTGGAAAGCCTGCGCCGTGTATTTGCCTAGAACCTCTGGATGGGGAATGCAGGTGTTCGATAATGAGTCACGGGTTGTTTTTGATAGCAATCGTCAAATTGCTCGATATTTAGGTGGAAGCCAGAATTGGAACTACGCTGGTAGAGATACAGGAGCGTTGCCTGGCTACACTTTGAACACTTGGGCTACTCCGTGGGCGTGGGGTGGGGCATATTTTTTAGTTAGTCATTTCAATGCGCAAACGGGCCATACGCCTGATCCTTCTGACGTAGGGATAGGGTTTGTATTCTCAGGGAATTCACAGATATACGTGACAGCCTACATGCCGGGGGGGGGGCAACCTGCTTTCCCGGTTCCGTTTAACACTCCGCTTTTAGTAATGGCGTGATTACAAGGAGGCAGTATGGCTTGGTATTCCAGTGGCACAGTAGCGGTGACCGCAAATAGCCCGACCGTTACCGGTGCCGGCACACAGTTCTCGTCCAATGCCCGAGTCGGCGATGCATTTCGCGGACCCGATGGACGTTGGTACGAGGTCACAAACGTGGCCAGTTCGACGGTCATCTCGATCAAGCCCAACTACCAGGGCAGCACGGCCAGCGGCCAGTCCTATGCGGTGGCGCCGATCCTGGGCTACGACAAGGACCTGTCGGATCGATTCAACTTGATCGCCAACCAGTGGGGGGCAACCCTGGCGGGGATCAAGCCCTGGGCGCTCTCTGCAAATGCGGCGGCAGCGCGGGGGGATCTCGGCCTCGGCAGTGCGGCTGTCCGCGAAGCGCTTGGTAGTTCGGGCGCACTGTATTCGCGAGACAGCATCCTTGGCTCGGTTTCGCAGTCGAGCGGGGTGCCAACTGGCGCGGTGATCCAGCGGGGTAGTAATGCGAACGGTGAGTTCGTGCGGTTCGCTGATGGAACGCAAATATGCATAGTCACGTTGTTGGGCGACGGTAGTCAGCAGCCAGGTACGTCTATATCACTGCCCCTGCCGGCTGCATTTCTGGGTAATTGGACCACCGGTGTCAGCGTGAGTTGGGCGTCGCATGCGAGCAATCCTTCTGTGGCAAACGGGCTGAAAGTTGCCTATGCAAACGGCTCGACATTGTTCTTCATCCTTCAGGACGCACTGGCCACCAATCGTTTGATTTTCACTTTGGTAGGGAGATGGTTCTGATGATCATCAAGTTGTCACCGTACGCACCACTGCCAGGCAGCGACGAGCACCTGTCGCTGAGCAGGGCTGGCGATGTACTCACCGTGAACGGCCAGGCGTTCGACTTCACACCGTTACCGGAGGGTGGCGAACTGCCGGCTGAGGCGATTGGATCAGAGTGGTTCGCCGGTCCCGCAGTGCGACGTGCCGACCGGCTGGAACTGAGCCTGCGGTTCCCGCTGGCTGATGATGCAAGTGCCGCCGCTCGCTTCCCTGAACCGTTGCTGATCGATACCGATGGACCTGTGGAGTTACCGCGATGATCGACTGGAGCAAGGTAAAGACCGCTGAACAGCAGGCGCAAGAGCGCAGGCAGGCTGAGTACGATGCCGCAGCCGTGGCGCGGGCAAATGCCTACCGCCTGGAGAGTGACCCGCTCAAGACCGAGGCTGAATTCGATGCGGTCAAGGCGGGTACCGAGCCGGACTACTCTGCCTGGATCGCAAAGGTCGAGGAGATCAAAGCACGTTTCCCGTTGCCAGATTAAACCTGACAAAACCTATCGACGAACGAAAGCCCGCCTTGCGCGGGCTTCGTCGTTTCTGGAGCTCACATGCCTATCACCGAGCAGCAGTTGCTGCAGATCCTCCCGAACGCCGGCCCTCGAGCCGGCGTTTTTGTTGGACCCCTGAATCGCGGGATGACGCGCTTCGGTATCACGTCGCCGGTGCGCGCGGCGGCATTCCTCGCCCAGGTCGGCCACGAGAGCGCCCAACTGGCCCACCTGGTGGAGAACCTCAACTACAGTGCGCGTGGCTTGGCGGCGACCTGGCTGAGCCGATACCTAGGCGCCGACGGCCAGCCCAACGCGTTGGCCTTGCGGCTGGCGCGCAATCCGCAGGCGATCGCCAACAACGCCTATGCCTCGCGCAACGGGAACGGCGACGAGGCGTCCGGTGATGGGTGGCGGTACCGCGGGCGCGGGCTGCTACAGATCACCGGCCGGGCGAACTACCGCGCCGCCGGCGCCGGGCTGGGCCAGCCGCTGGAAGCGGAGCCGGAACTGCTTGAGCAACCGGAGTGGGCGGCGCTGTCGGCGGCCTGGTGGTGGTCGACGCACGGCTTGAACGACCTGGCCGACCGCGGCGAGTTCGCCGCCATCACTCGGCGCATCAACGGCGGCACGAACGGCCAGGCGGAGCGCCTGGCGCTGTGGGAGCGGGCGAAGAGGGTGCTGTCGTGATCTCCGCCCGTGCTTTATCGGTCGCGCTGGCCTGCCTGGTGCTGGTCGGCCTCGGCGCCGCCGGCGGTGTCTGGCTCGGCGCGCGGCACTACCGGCCGCAGTTGGATGCCGCGCGGTCGGACCTCGTTGCCTGCCGAGCCGCCCGGGGAGAGTTGGAATCCGCAGTGGTGGAGCAGGGCAGGCAGGTCGCCGCGCTGCGTCAGGCTGGTGAGCAGCGCGCCAAGGAGGCAGCCCATGCGCTGGAGCAGGGCCGACAGCAGGCTGCCGACCAGTATTCCGCCGCCAACCGTCTGCTGCGTGACCGCACCGCCGGCGAGCAGTGTGCGGCCGCAGAGGCGGTCATCGACAAGGAACTGGGGCTATGAAGCTGCAGGCGTGGCGAAAGGTGCAGGTGGTGCAGGTGGTGCAGGTGCTGGGGTTGGGGTTGGTGTTCGCGCTGGCGGGATGCGCCGCCCGGCAGGAAGCCGAGCCGCGCACGGTGCGCGTAGAAGTGCCGGTGGCGGTCCCGTGCCGGGTGCCGGCGGTAGAGGTGCCAGTCTGGGCCACGGCGGGGCTGCGGAAAGGCGACGATATCCAGACCAAGGTCCGTGCGTTGCTCGCCGAACGCTTGCAGCGGATCGGTTACGAGGCGCAACTGCTGGCGGCCAACAGGGCCTGTCAGGATTAGGAGTAGACTACGTCCTTTTACTATGAGGGCAGGGCATGCTTGTCATTCGATTCAAGGGCTGGTCGGTGAAACTCGACCACCAGGTGGGCAGCGCTGGGAAGTTCGGCATCTGGTCGTTCCACGGCTCGGAGAGCAGCTACGTGCCGGACATGGAGACGATTCTCCGGCATGCTGCTATTCGGCCTGCGGAGCCGAAAGAAGGCGGGGAGGTCGAGGTTTTCATCTGCGACGCGCGCATGCCGCAGGATGAGTGGCGTGCCATAGGGACGGGCGTTGCGGCCTACGAGGCAGAGCGTTGAGGTGGGGCTGGCTTGGTGGTGACACCTATGCAGATCAACAGTAGTAGAGCATCCCTGCAGCACGGGACTGGCTTCGAGCTCCTCCGAACTCAAGTTGAGGGGAAAGAAGTTTTGGTGCACGTAGCGTGCTCGTTTAGCGGGATATCCGTGGCTCCGCGCGATTGCCTACCGGACGCGGTTCTGTGCATTTCGAGAGTCGACGACGTGAAGGCCCTCTTGCTGAAAGAGCTTGTAGCAGCGGAACCCGGCTGTTCTCTGCTGGTGGCATGTGGTGATAGCCATATCCAACAGGAGGTTCTGTCGGTTTTGGGGGCGGTTCCGAGAGATGGGTACTTCACCGCATAGCCGCCTGACTCTGCTCATAGTTGGCGAACTACCAGATGCGGGCCTTGATTTCGAACGTTCCCAACTGCTGGGTCGACCGCGTACCAAGTGAACTCTTCGCTTGGCTGGCCCTGCAGCAACACGATCTGCTCCGCGCGCTCCGCCGGCGTAGCCGGATCCAGCCACTCGCGTGCCAGGTCGGGCGACAGCACGACGGGACGCCGGTCGTGAATATCGACCATGCCGCCGGCAGAGTCCGCGGTGATGATCACGAACCCATGCTGTTCTCCCGGTTCGTCATCGAGGCCCGGGAACTGGCCAATGGCGGCGCAGAGGATCGGTGAGCCGTCGGCGTGCTGGATGTGATACGGCTGTTTCCGCGTGCCGCCTTCATCAACCCACTCGAACCAGCCGCTGACCGGCGTCAGCGCCCGGTGTTTCCAAGCCGCGCTGAAGAAGCGTCCATGCGCCACTTTCTCGACCCTGGCGTTGATCGGCGCCGCGCGATCACGGGCCCAGAATGGCCTCCAGCCCCAGCGAATGGCCTGGGCGACCAGGGCATCGCCTTCGGTCCGTAGCGTCGTCACGGTCGTCGATGGCGCGACGTTGTAGCGCTCGGGCTGCTCGCCGACCAGGTTGACCAGGACGTTGGGCATCGACAGCGCGCCGACGAACTCGTGAAGTCCCGTGTACTGCGAAAGCCTGCCGCACATCGCATCGCTCCAGCCGAAGTGATGCGGTAAGGGTAGTTCAGGTGGCCCAGCGCCATGGCCGGAAGTCATCAGGGACCTGCTCGACGAGTTGCAGCGTGCCGCCGGCGTCGAGTTCGATCACCAGGCCACACACGACGCCGGCGCGCTCAAGCGCCTGGCCCAGGCGCAGATAGACCTGCCCGTCCAGGGGATCCTGGCTAATACAGCCCAGTCGCTGTCGCCCCGGGGCAGGCGCATGGTAGATCCCCTCGCTATCCACCGTCCCGACAACACGCCCGCCGTCTATCACGTCGTAGCAGCAGTCCGAGCAGTAGTGCGTCTCGCGCGTGATGCCGTGCTCGATCGCCCAGGAGTACATGCCCAAGGCGTCGGTGACCATGTCGTGCCTGTCTTGCAACCCCACGACGCCGCACTGATAGAGTTCGTTGGCCTCGCCGACAAGGTAAAGGTACTGCTCATCCGCGGCATACAGCCATGCGGCGTGCTGTCGGATCGCGGCGAGCCATTGGGTGACGCGCTGGTGGTGGCAGATACGAGGGTCGGAGTAAGACAT